GTGGACGACGAGATACGCGATGGCTTGTGGCGTAGGACCGTGGAGGTTACCGCCGAAGGGCAGGCCGACCTCATCAAGAAGGTGGCTGCCGTGGAGCGGCTACTCAAGAAGCTCGCCGCAGAGAAGCCGAAGCCGCGGCGTGCCCGCGGCGAGGGCGCCCTGTACTTCCGTCAGCGTGACGGCATGTGGGTCGGGCAGATCGAGCTGCCCCGCGGCCCGGACGGGAAGCGGCAGAAGACCAAGCCGATCTACAGCAAGGATCGCGCGGTCGTCGTCGCCAAGCTCGGCAAGCTCAAGGACGACGCCGAGAAGGGCTTGCTCTCGCAATCCGATGTCCGGCTCACGGTCGGCGACTACCTCGATACGTGGATCGTCGAGGTTGCACCGACCAAGGTGAAGCCGCACGCGTTGGCGTCTTACAAGTCGGCGATCAACACCCGGATCAAACCGGCGATCGGCGGCCGCCGGTTGGCGGAGCTGAAGCCAGACGACATCCGGCAGATGCACAAGTGGATCCTCGCCGCCAAGTACAAGCACGGGAAGGTCGAGAAGACCTACACCACCCGATCGGTGGAGGAAGCACACAACGTTCTGTCCTCGGCTCTGAGCGACGCGCTCGCGGACGGGAAGGTGCATCGCAATGTCTGCGAGCTGGTCTCCAAGCCGAACGTTCTGAGCCGGTCTCACGGAGACCTGACGTCGGAGCACGCGCGCGCTGTCCTGATCGCAGCGATCGAGCATCATGACCCGATGGCTACCCGCTGGGCGGCGGGCCTGATGCTCGGCGGACGTCAAGGGGAGTTGCTCGGACTCGAGTGGGACAGAGTCGATTTCGATCGCGGAATGCTGGACCTGTCGTGGCAACTCGAATGGCTGCCACTCAAGTCGGGCGCCGACCCTGAGGACCCCGATCGGTTCGACATCGAACCCGGATTCGAACACCGGCCGATATGGCGCGGCGCGGCGTGGACGAGACCGAAGACAACGAAGAGTCAGCGCGTCGTCCCACTGCCCGAGCCGCTGGCCGCGATCCTCACTCTGCACCGCGATCGGACGCCGGCGAATCGCTGGAACCTGGTGTGGGTCAGCACGCCCAAAAAGTCTTCGCGCTGGCAAACGGCCACCCCCATAGGCGATTCCGTGGACCGCGATGGATGGAAGGCTGCGCAGGAGCGCGCCGGTGTCGACCCGGTCGACGTGCACGCGATGCGTGGAACCACAGCTACCTTGCTGATGGAGGCCGGTGTCGACGCCCGCATCATTCAGGCAATCCTCGGGCACAGCAATGTGGTTACTACTCGCGGGTATCAGACTGTCAATTTGGACGCGGCGCGTGCGTCGCTCGGGAACCTTCATGGCCTGCTCGAGCTCAGTTAGGGACCGATCCTGAAGCTAAGGCAATCCTTTCCATGTAGTAACGATTTGGCAAAACCGGAGAACGGTGCTCCGAAACGCTTGCGGCACCAACCATTACCGCAGTTACGATCACGTGACCTGGCGAACCTACGACTCGGCAAACGTCCAGCGGGGGAGCAGCATCCGCATTGACGCGGCCAGTAGTATCGAACACATGTTCGAACGGGAGTGCGGGGCTCTCTTCGATCGACCGGGTGGCGAACTACTCGCAGAGGTGCAGCATGGGGCAAGAGGCGCAGTCGATCGGATCCATCCCAGCGTGCGAGCTGGTGGCTGATGCTGTCCGGCAGGGCGTGTTAGCGGGCGATCTACTTGCCAACCTTTTTCCCCCGGGCCTTGACGGTCTGAGCCTGTGCCGCATTAAGGAAATCGCCCGCGGTAACTCCTAGCGCCGGCGCGATTCTCAGGATCTGCTCGATCGTCAGCGTGAGCTTCCCGTTCTCGATCCGCGACAGCGTGGTGGTGTGAATTCCCGTTCGCTCAGACAGATCCGCCTGGGTCAGTCCAGCACGGGCGCGCTCAGCGCGGAGGTGCGCAGCCAGCGCCTCATGCGCCAGCTCCTCAAGAGAGTCGGAGTGATCCATGCGGCTAATTCTGATAGCAGATCGGCTAAATTTGCAACCCTTTCGGGGCGTGGCACCCTGCATGTCGTGTCCGGCAACCCGCGAGAAATCGATCATTGACACTTAGCGGCCCGGCTATGTAGCTTAGCGGCATGGCTAATTCCGCCGCAGCTGCTCACACTGCACGTCAGGTACGTGATCAACGCCGTCACGCGAATCTCACACAGCTTGAACTCGCGTCCAAGTCGGGGCTCACTGTGTGGGTCGTGCGGGGGATCGAAGCCGGTGACGGGCGAACAACTGGCGCACAGATCATCGCGCTCGCCGAGGCCATGGACCTCGAAGCCAAGGACCTCATGCCCTCGCTCGCGGAGGACGAGCTGGTATGACCGCGGCACACCAGGCCGGGCCAGTTCCCGTGCAGATCAGCTACAACACCCGCCAGGCTGCGGCCGCGACCGGCATCGCCGAGTCGACGCTGCGCCAGCTGGTCCGACAGGGCAAGCTCGCCGCCCGCTACAACGGTGCCTCGATCCTGATCGACGCCGAGGATCTCGCCCGGTACTACCGGTCGCTGCCCTCCGAACGTCAGGTCGATATCGAGTGCGCTGCGAATCGCGGTGTGGCATGACCCAGTCCACGCAGGAAACTCTCGCGCTCACAACCGATCTCGCTCGCGCCAGCGTCCCGCTCGGCAGCGTCGTGATCCTGTGGTGCGCGGTCGTCTGGAACTCGCCGACCTACCTCGCGCTCGCCTTGCTGGCTGTATGCGCGTCGTGTGTGGCGGTCCGCCCCGATACGTCCCTCGGCTCCGACCGAGGGATCCCGTCGCCCGACGCGGGTGATCCCAGCATCCACGCGTCGGGCGACCTGCCAAAACCCCAGTAACCCAGTGCGTCCGCCGAGCAGCCACTCGACGGACGCGGTCCCAGTAACCACCAGAACAAGGAGATCGTAATGCAACACCTCATGCAGTTCGTAGACCGGACGTTCGGGCGCTTGCCCCGACACGCGGCCCGGTTCGGATCCGCACTGACTGTCAAGGCGATCCGTGCCCGGCTCGCCGACGAGGAAGGCACCGCCGAAAAGCTCGCCGCGTACGCGGAGTCCGTCGCTCGGCAGGCCGCGGTCACCGCCGCCATGTATGCGCCAACGTTGACCCTGCCGATCGTCGACGTCGAGGTGATCGACGCCGAGCTTGTCGACCCCGACACGTTGCCGTTGCGCCGCGCCGAGCTGTTCGCGATCACCGACGGCCGTCCGGCTCATGAGCTGGATTTCGCGCTGGCGGGTGTGCGATGAGCCGTTACGTCATGTCCAAGTGGGACGGCTCGGTCGCCGCCCACTACAGCACCAGCGACGATCGCATCGAGGTGCGGTTCGGTGAGACTTCGATCGACGTCACCCTCGATGAAGCAACTGCCTTGCGGGCGGCGCTCGATCAGGCTCCGCTCACCTCGGCCTTGCCCAAGTGCCCCGAATGCAACGGCCGCAAGATGCTGCGCGTCGACGGCAAGTACCGCATGTGCGGGACCTGCGAGTACACGGGACTTGCACCCGTTACCGATGGCGGTGCGGCATGAGCACCGATCCCCGTACCCCCGCCGAAGTCGCCGACTGGTTAACCGAGAAGGCCACCGACGCGAAGGCTGTCGCCGCCGAGCGCTACCCGCACGACCCGACGGCCCGGCGCATCGACGAGACAGCGCAGCTGCGCCTCCTCGTCGAGCAGGCTGCCGAGTCCCTGCGCGAATTCGAGCGACACCTCGACGAGATCTTCCGGCTGAATGCCGAGCTCGACCTCAAGCAGGCCCGCCACGAGTACACGACTGCACGGCTGCGTCGTCGCATCCGTCACGGCCGCCGATCCCGCGCCGCCCTGCGCGCCACCCGACTGGAGATCGCATCATGACCAACCCCACTGGCACCCCGGGCGGTGACATGAGTGTCGCCGACTTCAACGAACTGCGCGACGCGGCTCGCAAGGATCTCGACGAGCTGATCGCATTCGCGGTCGCGCTCGACGAGCCCTCCGAGATGGACGCGGCGTTCACCTTGACGGGAAAGGTCGTGCGCACTGACTGGAAAACGTCGGTGCCGCTGATCCTCACCGCGGCCGTGGCCCGGCTCGCTGCCGCACGGGAGGTCCAGTGACCTGCCAGGACTGCGCCCGCCACGTCGTAGAAATCAACCGCCTTACCGCAGCGGCTGCGGTCGTCGCGGCGGGCGCCGCTGCTGCTGCCAAGAACTACCGGGAGCGCATCCACCACCTCGAAGCCAAGCTCGCCCTGTACACCGTGACGGGCAAGCGGACCCGCACGCGCCGGTCCGGTGTCCGGCCGTGGGCGGTGACCCGATGAGCCCGCTCGCGATCATCTTGCAGGCCGCCATCTGCGGCGCGATCATCATCGGCGCCCTGGCGTACCTCGCCGGGCTCGCGGTCGTCGACTACCTGCACCCGTCGATGTCGGCAGTGGCCGGCATCGCCCTCGACGGGCCGAGCAGCTGCACCGCCTACAACCCTGTCCGCGCGGAAACCGCCGAGCCCTGCCACTGCTGCGAGTGCGTCGACTGCGCCGGGTGCCCGACATGCGAGGACCCTGGCGACGTCTTCGACTACCGGAGAGGTGTCGCATGAGCTGGGGCGAGGGTGCGCCGTGCACACAGACCGAACCTGATTCGTGGTTCCCTGTCGGCGAGCTGGGCCGGGCTGGCCGTGTCCGAGATCTCGTCGCCGTGTGCGAGAGCTGCCCCGTGCGGGGCATGTGCGCCGCCGAGGCACTGCGGATCGGTGCGGCACACGGCGTGTGGGCCGGAGTCGACCTCGGTGACGGGGACGTCACCACGGGCCGGGCCCGCGCCCAGAAGCACCTCACCCCGATCGCGTTCGCGTGGGCGCTGGAGTACACGGCGCAGCATCCGGCGGTTGCCTCATGACGGCGCCGACCGAGCCCGGCGTGTACGCGGGCGTGCCCGAGTCGGTCTACCACGGCGACACCCCTCGTCTGGTCAATGGCAAACATGTCGGGTCGCTGTCGTCCTCGGCGGGGCGCAAGCTGCTCGAGCTGGCCCCGGCCGAATGGCGGTACGCCCAGGATCACCCCCAGGTACGTGAGGTCACCGAGGCGATGGAGTTCGGCAGCGCCGTGCACACCGCGGTGCTCGGCGTCGGCGACCCCATCGTCATCGTCGACGCGGGCGACTGGAAGAAGAAGGCCGACCAGGAAACACGCAAGGCGATCCGCGCCGAGGGCGGCATTCCGTTGCTGCCCAAGCAGCTCGCCAAGGTGCACGCGATGCGCGACGCGGTCCGTCAGCACGAGGTCGCCGGGCCACTGTTCGCCAGCGGGACACCCGAGGTCAGTGGCTACGCCCGCGACCCCGAGACCGGCGTCATGCTGCGCGCCCGCATCGACTGGCTGCGTGAACTCGGCGGCGGGCGTCGGGTCGCGATCGACCTCAAGACTGCCGACTCGTCCGACCCAGAGGAGTTCGGCAAGGAGTGCGGGAAATTCGAGTACCACGTCCAACAGCCCTGGTATGAGGACGTTTTCGCCGAGCGCGGAATGCCGCTGACGCATTGGCTGTGGGTCGTTGTCGCCAAGCGTCCGCCCCACCTGGTCAGCGTGTGCGAGCTACCGCCGCGCGCCGTCGACCTCGGCCGCGCGATCAAACGACGCGCGGTCGACACCTACGCACGGTGCGCCGAGGCCGACGACTGGCCCGGACACCTGCCCGTCATCCACCAGATCGACTTGCCCTACTGGGCGTACAAGCAGGAGGAGAACCAGCAGTGAGCACAGAAGTAGCTACAGCGAACGACCAGTTCGTGCCCGTCATCGGCTCGGGTATGGGCGACCCGTTCGGCGCGGTCACCGTCTACGCCGACATGATCGACACCGCGTACGGGCTTGCCGAAAAGCTTTGCCGGACGCCGCTCGTCGGCACCGTGTATCGGGGCAAGCCCGCCGACGCCGCGGTTGCGATCCTGTACGGCGCCGAGCTCGGACTCAATCCACTGCAGAGCTTGCAGCAGGTGTTCACCGTGCACGGGACTCCCGCGATCTACGCCCGCACGATGGGCGCGCTGCTCAAGCGCCGCGGCTTCCGCTTCCAGACGATCGAGTCGACCGACGAGCAGGTCACAGTCACCGGCACCTCGCCGATCGGTGATGTCGAGACGAGCACGTGGACGATCGAACGAGCGACCCGCGCAGGCTACGTCCCGCAGATCGACGAGCGCACCGGCAAGTTCGCCCTCAATGGCAACGGCAAGTTGATCGGCAACGAGAAGTACATCACCGACCCGCAGGCGATGCTGTACGCCAAGGCGCTCGCAGAGGTGAGCCGTCGCCTGGCTCCCGATGTACTGCTCGGTATCTCGCGGACCTACGAGGATGTCGAGTCCGAGCCTGCGCCCACTGTGCGCGTCACCTCCGAGCGCGTCACGGCAGCCGACATCCTCGGCGACCCGGTTGACGAGACGCCGCCGGCGACCGTGGTTGATTGGGTCGACGAGCGGCCCGCCGAGACTGCCGCTCCGGCCGAGCAGCAGGCCGACGCACCGGCCGACGAACCGGCCGCCAAGCCGCCGAAGCCGTCGACCGCCACGCAGCAGAAGAAGATCGCCCGCCTGCTCGACGAACGCGGCATCGCCGCCGCTGCCGACAAGCTCGCCACCCTCACCGCGTTCTTCGCCCGTTCGTTCGGCTCGTCGGCCGAGTTGACGTGGGATGAGGCGATCGCCCTGCTTGCCCACCTCGAGAACGATCCGGTCGCCAACGAAGCGCAGGTGACCCGCATTGGCGAGCTGCTCGACGAGCTGAGAATCACCGATGCCGCCGACCGTCTCGACATCGTCTCGCATATTGCGGGCCGCACGGTCGGCGGTTTCGAGCGGCTCACCTCGGGCGAGGCTGACGCAGTCGCGACCACGCTCGCCGACAAGCTCGCTGGTCGCGACGAGACCGCCGGGGGTGCCGAATGAGTGTCCCCATCGTCTTCCTCGACACCGAAACCACCGGGCTGCACGCCGACCGGCGCCCGTGGGAGATCGGCATCATCCGTCGAGACGAGCACGGCCAGACCGAGACCACCATCCAGGTGGCCGACGTCGACCTGTCGGGAGCGGAGCTGATCGGACTCAAGATCGGTCGGTTCCATGATCGGCACCTCCACTACGGCGAGGCGGATGCCGACGCGCACGAGAAGGACGACGGTCACCTCCTTCTCGAAGAGAGGGATGCCGCCCGCGAGGTAGAGCATCTGACCCGCGGGGCTCACATCGTCGGCGCTGTGCCGTCGTTCGACACAGAGTGCCTGGCCGCGATGCTCCGCCGTCATCGGCTGGTCCCGGCCTGGCACTACCACCTCATCGACATCGAGGCGCTGGCCGCCGGCTACCTGCGTGGGCGTCACGAGATGGCACTGCCGTTGCCGTGGAACTCCGACGATCTGTCTCGTGCGGTCGGTGTCTCGACCACCGAGGACGAGCGGCACACCGCGATGGGTGACGCCCGCTGGGCGATGCGGGTCTACGACGCGGTCGCCGGGAGTGCCCAGTGACCGAGCTGACCGATCTCACCGGTGCCGAATACGAGCCCGGCACGCGCGGCGCGGCCGTGCTGCTCATCAAATCGGCGGCCGAGATGCTCGGCGGCCTGGACGTGGACGCAACGACCGACGCTGAGGTGGTCGATTGCCTGAAGGTCATCGACCACCTCGTCCATGCCGCCAGCGTTCACACGCTCCTCGCTATCGAGTCCCGCCTCGGCGAGCTCGTCGACCAGCAGCGAATCGCGAACGCACTCATCGGCACCGGACACATGGGCGTGTTCAACAGCGACGCCGAGATCCGGCCCGCCCGCGACGCGGTGCGCAAGCTGCTCGGCCTGATCGAAGAGAGCCCGTCATGAGCGTCGATCTCACCATCAAGGTTGGCACCGGCGACTTCCGCCAAGCCCTCAACAGCGTGCGTATACACGCCTGTGCCGACAAGGACGTGCCGACGATCCACCGCATCCGACTCGCCATCAGCATCGAGAACGTCACGGTGACGGCTACCGACATGTTCACCGCAGGCCTGGCGATCGTGTCGATCTGGGACGGGTACGGCCCCGAAGAGACAGTCACCGTCGACCTGCTGCCCGAGGACGTATCGAAGGTGCTCATGATGCACCCGGGCGGCAAGGACAAAGCCGACGAGCCCGAGCTGATGTTGCGCCTGGACCTCACCGGCGAGCGCGTCACGATCACCGATTGCTCGGGGCTGATCGATGGGCGCGCGCTGACGATCCCGCGGCTGCCCACCGACGGCGGATCGCTGGGCACCATCCCCGATCTCATCCTCAAGGGGCACGCCAGCCCGGCCGTGGTCGTCTCCGACATGGTCGTCAGCGGCGACGCGATCGCCAGGTTCAAGGCCGCATCGTCGGCGTACGGAGATCCGCTCGAGGTGGAAGCGCACGCCGGCGTGCGAGCCCTGCTCGTGCGCTGCGGCGAGAGCTTCCTCGGCCTGCTGATGCCGCGCACCCTGGCCTCGTCCGAGCGGGACCGGATGACCGAGTGGTCTTCGGGCTGGGACCGGCGGCTGCCTGGGATCGCAGCAGCGGCACGCAGCGAGCTGGCGACCTCGGCGGGCCCGGTGCAGGTCGAGCCCGTCGACCTCGACGCAAACCCCGACATCGACCTGTACCTGCACGCCGTCGAGCTGGTGGTGAAGACACAGTTCGGGTCGCCGTCGATGTTGCAGCGCAAGCTGCGGATCGGATTCGCCAAGGCCGCCCGGCTGATCGACCAGATGGAAGAGGCCGGGATCGTCGGCCCGCGCGACGGCAGCGCGGCCCGCGTGGTGCAAGTGGCCGTCGACGCCGTCGACGATCTGCTCGCTGCCCTGCGCGGCGAGGCGACCGAAGCCAGCGAGGGCGAGTCGTGACCGCGCCCCGACCGACGGATCTGAAAGCAGCCACGGAGATCGTCACTGCCGCGATCCGATCACGGTGCGCGGTCGTGCTGGTCCGCCTCGATCTGGACGACCCCGAGCTGCTGCACGCCGAGGAGATCCACAACGACCGCATCGTCAGCGACGCCGAGCTCGCGCAGGCATTGCGCGCACTGGCCGACCGGATCGATGACCGAAGCGACCCGAGGAAAGGGGGCGTCATCTCGTGACCCATCAGCGAGTGCCCGGGAGTCCCATCTTCGGCCAGCGGGCCGACGCGGACGCGTGGGCTACCGCGGCGAACTCCTGCCCGTTGAACACCTTCACGCCGATCTCCGACCACGCCCGAGCCGTCGCCGTTGCGGTGTTCCGCGCGGCGGCCGTGTGGAAGTACGGGTTCTGGGCGCCGACCGAGGCGCACATTCTCGCGTGGGGCGGGCTGTTCGACAGCTCGCCCCGGCGCGACATGTCGTGGCTGACTGTCGATCTCGCCGAGCGGGCTGTTACCGAGCACTTCCGCACCAGTGTCACCGGCTGGTTTCTCCCCGCCGATGTCCTACGTGGCGCCGCGCTGCTGCGCCTGGAACAGGAGGCCCAGCGTGGCACGTGAGCATGCCCGGATCTGGCTGCGGATCTGGTCCGACGACCTCTTTCGCTCCCTCAGTCCGCAAGCACAGCACCTCTTCTTCGTGCTGCTGACGAGCCCGAGCCTCAGCTATGCCGGTGTCTGCGACTGGCGTCCCGGCAGGATCGCCGCGAACGCTGAGGGATGGAGTGCCGGCGAGGTCGTCGTGGCCGGTGACGAGCTCGTGCGGAAGCTGTTCGTCGTCATCGACGAAGACTCGGAAGAGGCGATGCTGCGCAGCTTCATCCGCAACGACGACATCCTCAAGAACCCCAACGTTGCCGTGTCGATGGCGCTCGCCTTCGGCGGGATCGCGTCGCGGGTGCTGCGCGGTGTGGTCGTGCACGAGCTGAAGCGGCTCTACGCCGACCGCCCCGAGTTGAAGGGGTGGGGTCGCGACGCGGTGACCGCGCTGCTCGACCGCACGGCGATCAACCCGGCGACGTACCCCCTCGGTGAGCCCGTCGCTTTGCCCGTCGCACAGCGGGTCTCGGAAGGGGTTACCGAAGGGGTCGATCAGGAGATCGCTTTGCCCCTCGATAAGGAGGTCGGTTACCCCTTCGATCAGGGGATCGGTTACCCCTTCGATTACCCCCTAACCGAAGGGCTCCATAAGGGGGTTCATCAGGGGGTCGCCTCCCTACCTGCCCCTGCTCCTGCCCCAGCCACATACACCGATGGGGGTCCCGTCAACGAGGTAACTCACTTGGCGCCGCCCCCCGAAACGGACACCCCCACCCCATCCAGATTCCACGAGGAACACCCCGACCGCTGGGTGCCCGACTGCGACGAGTGCCACGAGCTCGAAGCCGCCACCGCCGCCCGGCTCGCAGCCGAAGCCGCCCTCGCCATCCCGGCCGGGCGCTGCCCCGAGCACCTCGACAATCCGACGACCGCCCCGTGCGGCCCCTGCGGCGAAGCCCGTCGAGCACGGGCAGCGTGGGACGCCGAGCGGGACCGGTGGAGGGCTGAGCGCGCCGCTGACGCCCGAGTGGCCGCCGCCGAGGACCGTGCCCGCGAAGTCGCCGATTGCGCGCTGTGCGACGACGACGGGTACCGGGGAACCGCGGTGTGTGATCACGACCCCGACACCGTCGACCGTGCCAAACGAGGATCGGCGCTCGTCCGCGCCGCCCTCGCCGCCAAGCACGCCGACCCCGCACCGGAAGCCGGGCCGTGAGCGACGACCAGTGGCCCACCCGCGCCGATCCGGACGACGACCCCGACGCCGTCTGGCACGACCCCGATTGCCGCAACGGGTGGCTGTCCCCGCCTGACGCGGACGTGATGCGGGCCTGCCCCGTCTGCCGCCCCAAATCCCGCGAGGTCCACGACTTCGCCGAACGCCTACCCAGCCTGCGAGCACAGCAGGCGATAGCAGCCCAAGAACGCAAGGACCAGGACTGATGAGCGAAGACACCCAGCACGCAATCGAATTCACCACCAAGAAGGGGCGCACCGTGCGCCTCGGCGACCACTACCGCGACAACCGCGACGCCAATGTGCGCGACCTCAAGGTCGAGAGCATCGGCATCTACGAGCGGCCCGGATGCGGCGTCGTCGAGGCCTCGACAGTCTGCTCGGTCACCTGCTCGGTGACCCGCACGACCGAGGCCGGCACCCAGCAGATGAAGCCGACGACGATGACCGCGGAGCGGATCACATCTCGCGAGTTCGTGCTCATGAGTCCGACCTTCCGGCCCGTCGTCACCGCCGAGCTGGCCGACGGCGGTGTGCTGTGAGCGCTGATCACCTCGGTGTCGTCCTGGCCCACATCGGTGCCGACGGCCAGGCGTACGAGATCGCCTACGACATGATCGCCACCCGGCCGGAGGAGCTGGCCGAGCTGGAGGCAGGCGCCGCCGAACTCGGCAAGGGCTGGGAGCTGCTCGAGCTGCGCCGCCCCGCCACCACGACCGTCGTCGAGGTGGATCACAATCTCGCCCCGGGCACCCCGTGCCGGTCGTGCAGCCAGCCGATCGCCTGGTACCGCACCCCGGCCTGGAAGCGGATACCGCTCGACCTGGCGCCGAGCCGCGGCGGCAACATCGTGATCGATGGCGGTGTGGCCGTGGCGCTCTCGGCCGACGCGCTCGCCGACTCGGACCCGAGCGTGCCCCGGTACCTGTCGCATTTCGCGACTTGCCCGGACGCGAAGTCGTGGCGCGGGAACGGCGGCCAGTCATGAGCGCGCCCCGCGACCTGGTCGCCGAAGCCCGCACTATGGCCGCCGAGATCCACCCCGGCCACCGCTATCTCGCCGCGCCCATCAACCGACAGATGGCCGCCGCCGGCAACCTCCTGACCGAGCTGGCCGACGAGGTCTACGCCCTGCGTGTCCGCGCCGCCGCGATCCGGTACCTCGCCGCGACCTGGTCAGGGCAGGTGCCCGTCGATGACGCTGCCGTACAGCAGATCGAAGACGGCTGCGCCCTGCTCCTGCTGATCGACGGCCGCGCCCTCCCCGAGGAGCCCCAGTGACCGACCCGAACCCCGCCGTCGACGCTCTCCTCGCCTCCGGGCGCCGTGAACTCGCCAACGAAACCGGCGTCGACACCACGCAATCCGAATGGGTGTCGACGGACGCGTGCGCTGCGTGCGGCCGACCACTCACGGACGTCTTCACATTCGCTGTCCTGATTTCGGAATCCGGTCCGACGACGATCATCGCTACCTGCCAAGCCTGCACCGAGCTGGACAGCGTGATCGCCCTGTGTCACGCGGAGATGGCGAAGGTCGAAGCTGACCCGTCAACGGATGGCCTGCAGTACTTGATGTCCATCGCGCTGGCTGCGATGCCGACTCTGCTCGGCGCGATCGAGGCCACCCGTTCCCGTGTCGCTGGCATCACCGAGGACCGAGATCGCCTGTCCGCCCAGCTCGATCGGGTGCGTGCGGCTCTCGCCGGTCACCCACGCTGCGACGTGATCCCGGACGACGACCTGATGTCGTGCGGATGGAAGCACGCCGTCGCCGATATCCAGCACGCGATCGACGTTTCCCACACCACCGAGAAGGAGACCGACCGTGGCTAACCCGTTCCTTCCGGCCTGGTTTCAGGTGCCCGGCGAAGATCCGGCCCGGCATCAACCGCGACCCGTGGTGGCCGAACCTGCCGACGACTCCAAGCTCACGATCCGGCTCGCCCCCACCGAAACCCCCGCGCGCCGCATCCCGATCCGGTTCTGGCCGAACCCGCACACGGTCATCCTCGGGCACCTCACGATCGGCGAGCCGACCACCGAGGGCGACCTTGTCCGCTACGACACGACATTCACTCCGGGCCCACTGCACGGCGAGAAGCCGGTATACGACATGCGCGTAACCAGGAAGGAGGGCGGCCGTGGCTGACCACACCGCCGCCGAGCAGCTCGCCGCGATCGACATCGTCGCCGCGCTGCTCGATACCGGAGGCACGCACAACGCGCGGGTTGCCGCGAGCCTGAGCACGATTCGCCGGCGCATCGAGCAGCGCGCTGAGCAGGACCGCGCGGTTGGCGCAGCGTTCAACCCCGACCGATTCGTCGGCACGCCGCCCGAGACGATCGGCGCGGCCATCCGCGCAGCCGTCGAGAGGACCGGCGCGATCATCACCGAGCCGATCGTCGACGCCGAGCTCGCCGACGACACCGTAGTGGAGAGCGACCGTGGCTGACGACATCACCAGCCCGGACGAGCTGGACGCGGTCCGCTCGGACCTGATCACCGCGGCCGCCAACGCTATCGCCAGTCCCGAGCCTCCCGCACCTATCCCGGTGCGCTGGTGCCCGAACGCGTACACCTCGATCCTCGGGCACCTCACATTCAGCGACGAGGTACGCGACGGCGACACCGTTCACTACTCGATCGGCTTCATAGCGGGCCCGCTCCACGGCGAGGAACCGCGATTCATCATCCGATTCGACCTGACAGAGGCCCGCTCATGATCGACGTCCTGATCCTGCCCGGCACGGGATTCCCACGAGGCGACGGCATCTCGCTCGCCTTCGCAGACGCCCTCGACCTGTCCAAGTTCCGACCCCGGATCGTCGAGTACGCCGCGGCATACGGAGGCCTCGATATGCCGTACGCCGAGAGCCGCTACACCGGCCGCCGAGCACTGCTCCAAGCGATCACCGGCTACCGGCCGTTCGTCCTCGGTGGGTACTCGCAAGGCGCTGGCATCGCAGGTAACCTCGCCGTCGAGATCGCCCAGCACATGCCCGGCGTAATGTCCGACCACCTCGTCGGCTGCGCCCTGATCGCCGACCCCTCCCGGCCCATCGGCGCGGGAATGCCACACCGCCCGCCAGCACCCGGCTACGGCATCGCCGGACAGCGAGCCGTGAGCGGTGTGCCGACATGGTGGGCTGCTGCCGACGGTGACCCGATCACCGCGCTGCCTGCCGGTAATCCATTGCGCAGCATCGCCGACCTGACGGAGTGGTACAGCCTCGCCGGGCCCGACGAGATCGCCCGATGGGGTGCCGACCTCGTCGAGAAGTGCCGCAGCGGTCTGCATCAGCGGTGGTGGTCGCTCGACAACTGGAGGAAATGGACGGGCGCGCTCGCGTACGCCCGCGGCTACCTGATCGACGGCAGGCACACCACGGACTACCTGCGCCTCGGCCACGTCCAGGCGCTCGCCGATGTCCTGAATCGGGAGGAGTTCTGATGGCCAGTGATCGCGACATCCTGGCCACCGCGCTCGGTGACGCTTGGGACGACGGCAATGCCACCGGCCTCGACGGCTGGACCGGCCCCGGCCGTGGTGCTGGCGACGTCGACGACGAAGCGGTGCGCGCACGCCGACGCGAGATCGACGCGACGCTCGACGGCGATCTCGCGGGCTGGCGTCCACCTGCCCGCAAGATCGCCGATCCTGCCGAGCTGGACACGCTGCCAGGTAGGTCGATCGTGGTCGGGCATCGAGGCAAGTTCGGGACGGCGTACCAGCTGACCTCATACGTCGGCTTTGCTCAGACGCCGATGTGGGCTGGCCCCTACGACGTAGAGAAGCGGTCGACCTCACGCGAAGTGATCGAGCGCGAAGGCGGCGTGACCGTGCTGCACGAGCCCACCGAGGAGGACGGCCAGTGAGCATGAAGTACGTCCGCGACTACTACGCCGTGCCAGCGAAGCGCGGCCGCCGTGTCCGATACACGGGCGAAGGGGAGCCGCGACTCGGCACCATCACGAGCGCCCGCCAAGGCGGCCTCCGCATCCGCCTGGACGGCGACAAACGTTCCCTGCCCTTCCATCCGACCTGGGAACTCGAATACCTGACCGAGGAGAAAACCGATGCCTGAACTGCACACGCTCACCATCTACGGCGCGTCGGACGACTGCCTGGAGCTGGAGGGCTACATCAACGAGGAGTACGACGCCCTCCGTCCGATCACGCTCGTGCTCAGGGCGCCGACTGGTGCTCAGCTCGCGGTCTCTGCCGAGTTCGACGGCGCGACACCGATCCGCGGGGACGGGTGGGCACTGTCGATCCTCCACGTCGACCCGCAGTGGACGTGGACGGTACGCCTGTCCGAGCGACCCGACCGTCCTGACGATCCTGCGATCGTCCTGGAAGTGCCCGTCGGCACCACCGTGACCGAGGCCGCCCGATGAGCATCGAGAACCTGCTGCGCCTCCACGGCCACGACACCACCACGCGCGAGCTGCCGGACGGGAAGCTCGCGTTCGATCCGAAGGACCCGCCGGTGACCGCCGAACCGGCAACCTTCACCCCCACGGCCGAGGACGTCGACGCCACGGTCGACCTGTGGCGTCGGAAACTGGCCACGGCTGATGGGTCCGGCGGTCTCGATGATGTGATCGCCCTGGCGACTTTGGCGTACGCGACGGTGCCGTTCCTGCTCGATGGGCTCGATGCCACGCGCGCCCGCATCGCCGAGTTGGAGGCCGCCGACCGCGAGCACTCCCAGACCATCGAGTACCTGCACCACACGCACGGCATCGACATCGACCGCGAGCACGCCGACTTCCGCGAGTGGCAGCGGCAGTACGGGGAGGTGACCGATCGTGGCTGACCGAGTCCAGCTGCGCCGCACCAAGGGCTGGCGACTTCCCGACGGCGCGGTCAACGTCGCCCGGCCCGGACGCTGGGGCAACCCGTACGTGGTCCACCAGCACACCGACAAGTGCGGCGATGACCACGTCTGGTGCCCGACGTACTGCGCCGACGACCGCGAGACAGCGGTGAGGCTCTACCGGCACGCGGTCCTGCACCCGCTCCACGGGCAGCCGCGCGTGCCCACCCCGGACGAGATCCGCACCGAGCTCGCCGGGCGTGACCTCGCCTGCTGGTGCCTGCCGGCGGGCCCGTGCCATGCCGACTTCCTGATCGAGATCGCGAACACCGAGGAGAAGACCGATGGCTGACACGATCCACCTGGAGTCCGACTGCACGTTCGTCGCCAGCACCGCGTTCCTGTCGGAGCTGCCCGCTATCAACGGGTTTCCGCTGACCAACAACCACCGCCTCAAGCGCGCCCTCTGGGCGTACCAGTGGGCGCTGACATCCCGCGAGTCCTGGACCGAAGGCGGGATGACGACCTACCCATCCATCGTCGATGTCGACGCCGCCCTGCGCGAATGGGAGGCAAGCCGTTGATCTCGCTCTGGTGGTCCTTCACCCTGACCGCGATCGGCGTGACCGGCCTGATTCTGGTCTACCGGTCGCAGTCCCTGATCGGCCCGTGCATCGGCCTCGCAGTCCAAGCCCTATGGATCGCGTACACCATCGCCACCCGCCAGTGGTGGTTCCTCGCAAGCGCATTCGCCTACGGCGGCGCGAACATCTACGGCCTCACCAAGAGGCGGAAGGCGGCTGATCGATGCACGCCGAGCACCTGAAACCAGCGGGCGTGTGGATCGTCGCCGGTACGTCCTGGATCTACGACGGCCCCAGCTACGCAATCCCGTACGCGAACGAGGTTGATGCTATGCGCGTCGCGAACCAGGTCGACTACCAGCGCGCCTACTTTGTTCCGTTCGGCGTCGACCTGCAGGACGTGATGAACGCGTGGCCGAAGGCGGTGGGTGAGTGAGCCGCTCACGAGCCAGCGCGAAGAAGGCCGGCACCCGCCACGAGACCGCTACCGCCGCCTACCTCGCCCGCCACCTTGACGACCGCATCGAGCGTCGGGCCCGCACCGGCGCGAAGGACCGCGGCGACCTGTCCGGAGTCCGCGCGCCCGGCGGCGGCCGGATCGTCGTCGAGTGCAAGGACACCGTGCGCATCGACCTCGCCGGATGGGCGCGCGAGACCGAGACAGAGAGACGCAACGATGACGCGCTCGTCGGCGTGGTCGTGCACAAACGCCACGGTGTTGGCGACCCCGGCGCGCAGTGGGTGACGTGCACGCTGGCCGACTTCGTGGCCCTGCTGACCGGCACGAGACCCGAGGAGGACTGATGGCGCGCGAATACCACTGGGTCATGACAGTGCAGTGGCCGAATCCCGGCGGCGGCGGCTTCGGACTCGGCACTGCTGAGGGCGTCATGACGGTTAGCGGTGACCTCACCCGCCAGGGAGCGTTCCAGGCACTTCGAAAGTCCACGGCCAAGGAGCTGAACGCCCCCGAGGGCGCGCAGGTCGTCTTCTTCTCGATCGAGCGCGAGACACAACTGTGAGCGTTCGCTCGCCCTGCCGGACTGACCGAAAGGAGGCCGTCGTGGCCGACACCGAGATGTTCCTATCCCGCGACGAACGCAACGAGCTCAGCGAACACCTCCGTGAAGTCCCCGACCTCATCGCGCCCCTGGCCCTCGCGATCATCCGCGGCGACCGGCACGGCCTCGACACCGCGACCAGCCGCCCGGCCCCACAATCCAGGCCACCCGTCGACCACGGCGCCGAGGAGCTGCGCGACGACCTCCACAACACCCTGACCACCTGGGTCCGCCTCGTCTGCGAAGAACGCGTGATGTCGCCGCCGGAGTACCTCGACACCGAGGAGGCCGCGCACTGGCTGGACAAGTACATCACCGCGCTGGCGATGACCGTCGGTGCCGAAGACGCGCACCGGTCCATCATCGGCATCATCCAGGCCGTCCAGCGGAGACTCGATCACCGCGGTGACGCCGCCCTCACCGAGGACGAGCTGGCCGGCGCGAACAGGATGGTGATCACCGCGTACCAGATCGAAAAGGTGCTGCACCTGCTCGGCGAGCGCGGCGAAGGATTGAACCGGCGCAGGGTCGAGGTACTCGACAAGGCAGGGGCTCTGCAATGGTGCTCGCGGGACAAGGACACCGGGATGCGGTTCTATCGGATCGGCGACATTCTGGAGGCACACGCCACACACCCCCGACGTGGGAGAGGATCAGCTGTATGAGCGACATCGTGAAAGTCGAAACCGGCCGCTCGTATCGCCTCTTCGACGAGGACTATCGCCTGATCGGCACCTGGTCGCAGATGCCACCTGCCGATGAACTGATCGACGGCCGATGCTTGACGGTCGACTACGAGGGTGGGACGCGATGGTCGGGTCGAATCGTCGACGGCTCACCAGTGCATGACATCGAGTTCCTCAAGCCGATGCATTGGCCGTCCAATCCGCTTCTGTCGATAGCGCCCGACGAGGAAGGATCAGGATCATGAGCGAAGAGACTCCGGTGACAGTCACCGTCGACAGGATTGCCGAACCGGCGGCCCTGCGCGCCTACATGATGACCGACCCGCACCCGAAGGGTTACCTGTGGGACAGCCCAGCCGCGAGGGTCGGACGCGCCGTCTACGCCTACGAGTACTTCAAGGCCAACAAGAAGCCCACCGAGGGCGAGCCTGGCTGGTACGACATTCCGAGCGAGGACGAAGTGCGGGCCGTTGTGCTGGCGAAGGAACAGGACGACGAGTGACGATCGAGGAGTTCATCTCGGCACGAAACCTGTCGGTGCCCATCGATAGGATTTAGACGAGAGACCCCGGCGACTGCGCTAACAGCCCCGGGGTGTGGTCCGACTGAAAGGGAGTCGAACATGCCAGAGCGTATCGCGCCATCGTGTGGATGCCTGACTGACGGCAAGGTTGTTCGGGGAATGTGCTCGAAGCACTATTTCCAGTACCTACACAGCACGTCCAAGGAGAATCGAACTCCCCCGCCACGGTTCAGCCGCGACTTCTCCGACTTTGTCGACCAGACGCACCGCAATGGATGCTGGCTCTGGCTGGGACCGACAGACCGGAAGGGCTATGGACGTTGGAGCAGTGCGAAGCATGGGGAACGCGGCCTCGCCCATCGCATTTCGCTCGCACGCGTCAGTGAGCCCGAAGACCCCAGCTTGTTCGCGTGCCACCACTGCGACAACCCTCCATGTGTGAACCCTGCGCACCTGTACTGGGGAACCGTTCAGGACAACACCCGCGATATGGTCACTCGAAAGGGAGTGCACAACAAGGGCGTTCATCTGACTCACTGCAATCGCGGGCACGAGTTACGGGGCACGAATCTGAGAATCGTCGGCAAAAGCGAAACCCGCAAGTGCCGTACCTGTGACAATCATGGGTCCCGCGAGTACGCGGCGCGTGCTCGACAAGGCACCAGGTTGGTTGACCGCCAAGCGGAGTTTGTCGATTCCATTGGAACGCCGGTAGTCGCCGTGTTGGACGCGCCAGCGGCCGTGGGTGTCAGCCTGTCGACCGTGAGGCGGGCAATCGAGCGAGGTGACCTGACCGTGCATGCATTGGGGCCGAAGTACCGCTGGCTTGAGGTAGCGCAACTGGAAAGGGTGTTCGGCACGTGAGCACGATCGAGGATTTCATTACGCAGAGACTGGCCGAGGATGAGCGCCAAGCCGGGGTTGCGGCCGAGGCTCGGGGCGACCATTGGTGCGCCGACTACGACGGGGTGGCTGGACCGCATGGGCGCGTCGGGTACGACATGGACACAAACGTCATCGATCACATCGCAAACCACGATCCCGCCCGCGTGCTGCGGCAGGTGGCGGCTGTGCGCGACATCCTGGGCCTCGCCCAGTCAGCAATGGGGGCTCACCAGGCGGACTACGAGCCGGGTGGCACGGGCGATGAGGCTATGTACGGCTACCGCATGGGCGCGGCGTTCGCCTATGACCCAGTGCTGAAAGCAATCGCCGCGACCTGGTCCGATCACCCAGATTTTCAGCCCGAGTGGGCGACAACAGATGTGAAGCGGTCTGTGGTGAGAAACCGGCCTCAAGGTCGTGTGCGTGACACGAAGGACACGCCGCGCCCTGACCAGGGCTGACCGCTTGCGTCTGCTGTAGTCTCTAAAGTGCGCGAGAACTGGACCTGCGGTCGGTAACTCGCTGTAGACCTCGAACCCCCAAGCCATATCCCCTCCGGCTTGGGGGTTCGCTGCGTCTGCCCCCAATCTTGCAGCGCGTCAAACCGGCCAGGTCATGCCCGGCAAGCAGCCCAACGCACCCTTCCCGCGCTCACACGCTCGGTGCCGCAACCCCGGACTCGGTAACGCACGGGGGGCCACGCTGCGCGCTGCACAACGTCGCACCAACCCGATGTGATCACGACGCCGCCAGTGCGCTGCGGGTCTGGTGCGGCTCTCATGTCTCCAGTAGTCCAGTGGCCTAAGACGCCGCGTGTGCACGGTGCGAGACCGGCCCCGAGGACGACGGCCTTCGGCAAGCGAATAGCCCCTCCGCGGTAACGCCGGTTCGAATCCGGTCGGAGACCCATGGCAAAACCCCAGGAGAGTGCGACGTTTCGGCTGGTCGCACCCCAAGTCCTAACCAAAACCAAACTTGGCCAAAGTTTGGGGATAACCACTCAAGGAGATCACCATGTTCACCGTCATCCTCGACACCCTGTCCGCCGCTGCCAACGAGATCGACCTCGAGCGCCTCGCCCTGGCCGCCGTCGACGTCGTCGGCGCCATTATCAGCGTCCTGCTGTGAGCAACGCGACCGACGCGAGCGCCGCCGATATCGACAACCGGTTCGACTACCACCGGCCGAGCCCGGAGCGGGTCACCGCTCACGAGGCGATCCGGGAAGCGTGCCGCGACCTCGCCCACCGTCTCGACTGCGACGTCCCGCCCGGCCGAGAGAAGGCACTCGCGCTGACCAACCTGGAACAGACGATGTTCTGGGCCAACGCGGCGATCGCGCGCAATCGGAGCGACTCGTGACCATCCTCTTCGCCTGGCTCTTCGGCCCCCTGATGCACCAGCCGATCCGGACGCTGGAGCAGCCGCTGCCGATGACCATGCCGATCGGCGAGTGGCCGATTTGAGCGGCATCGGGGCCACCGTCATCGTCGTCGGTGGTGGTGGCCCAGGTGCGGACGCCGAGCCTTCGGTGCGCCTCGTCCGCGTCTGGGAAGGCGACTGGACCTTCGTACTCCAGCTGCTCGGCAGCAGCGTCGAGACCAACGGCGAGGTATTCACGGCCACGCTGCCGCTCGAACATGAGCTGCCGACGCGGCTGCTCGATGACACCCGGCCGAAGGACATTCGCCTCACCGTCGACGACGGCGCCCTCCGCTGGGCTGGCATCCTTCAGGAGTACCAGGTGATCAAGGTCGACGACGCGCGCGTCATGAAGATCCACTGGATCACACCGCAGCCGCCTCAGCTTGTGGGGACAGTGCTGTGACCGTCATCGCCGCAATCGCCACAGCTGACCGCGTCGTCATGGGTTGCGACACCCGGACCGACTACAGCGGGACCGGCATCATGACCGTCGGCGCCAAGATCAGCACCCTGTACGCCCCGAACGGTGACAAGGTCCTGATCGCGGCCGCCGGCAACGCGGCGCTGCGGCATGTGGTTGTGCGCGGCCTCGGCATCGGCGCCACGCCCGACCCCACCGACATCGCCGCCGCCGACCAATGGGCCGACGGCATTGCAGTCGCGGCAGTCGACGGCGCGGCCGAAGCCAAGCCCGCCGTGCTATCGCAGAGCGACGGGTACGCGCCCAGCCTCGACGGCACCCTGCTGCTGGCATGGCGACAGCACCTCTGGTGGATCTCGACCCACGCCGCCATGCGCCCACACCCGGGCATCATCGCCATTGGCAGCGGTACCGAAGTCGCGCTCGGCAGCCTGCACACCGCTGACGCGTTCGACATCGAGCCGACCTTCGCGGTCGACATGGCTGTCCGTCTCGCCTGCCGTCACGCCGAGGGCTGCGGCATCGACGACCGCGGGCCGATCATCCACAGCACGGTGGACTGACCGATGCGACCCGTGAGGCTGACTGGTCGCGACGGGTCCGCCTGGATCATCTCGGCAGGCTCGACCGGCCGAGCCGGTGTTCGGATTCGCCGGCGCTCGCGGCCCATGCCTGACTGGCTCGACCGACTGATCAACTGGGCAGTCGGTCAGTTGATCGTCCTCACACACTGGGACCGCTGGCCGTGACCTGGTCTACCGAGCCCGATCGGTACCGCGGCGTCTCCCGTGCCCAGGCCGATCGCATCCGGACCCGAGACGAACACACCTGTCAGACGTGCGGCGCCTTCGGCCACGAGGTCGACCACATCACCCCGGTCAGCCAGGGCGGCACCAACGATGACGCCAACCTCCAGGTGCTCTGCGCCACCTGTCACATGACCAAGACGCAGGCCGAAGCCGCCCAGGCACGCGCGCAACGTCAGGCCGATGCTCGGCTGCCTGTCGAGGATCACCCCGGCCTGATCCGCTAGGCCGCGTACCGATCGCCCGTCACCGCGATGAACCTGCCCCATGAGTAGTAGCTCACCCGCTGACCCACCCGAGCGGGCCCCTCCTCGCCCCGCACGAACACATGCAGGCCGCGACCGGACATCGACCGCTCCACCCACAGCGCCCGCGTACCGACCGACCGCAGCACCGCGGCCGCATCGGGATGCAGGGCGCCGTCCTCGTCGATCACCCCGTCGAGGTCCCAGCACGCCAGCCCCTCGCCCAACATCACCCCGTGATCGCTTCGAGCCACCCGCTCGTGCGTCGTCCAGGTGCTCGGGTCCGTGCTCGACGCAGGCTTACCCGACAGCTGCACCGGCCGCTTGCCGAGCCGCCTGGTCCATCGGGGCAGGGCGGTGAGGGTGGACGGCACCGCGGCCGGCATACGCTGCCTGCGCTTGCGGCATCGCTGACCACACACGGCCGGACGAGGGCCGCGACCCGACCACTCGAAGGGTCGGCCACACACCTGGCAGGACAGATTCACTCCACCAGAATACCGGCTGACCTGCGGTTTGTCCCGAGTAACGCGAGGTTGATCGGTACGGCGACCGGCCGTTGCCCAGGGGTCAGCCGAGCACCCCTCGGCCGCCAGCGCCCGCCTACGAGCCAGCCAGCCCCCGCGACGGGGTGGGGGGTGACCCAGGTCCGGCCTGGCCAGACCGGCGGAGTGCATAGCACCTCTGTACTTGCGTTCGCTTGTCCCCTGTTTTTTAGACGGAGGTGCGGCCTTGGGCCAATCGACATCGACCGACCGTGCCCGCTCTGCGGCGCTTGCCAAATGGGCGGCGATACCTGCGTCGACGAGATCGCGAATGGCTCGCGATGTGGCGAACGCGCGGTGGACGCCAGAGCAGAAGGCAGCACGGGTTGCCCACGCGGCGGAACTTGTTGCCGCAGCTGCGAAGCCCTGTGTGATCTGTGGCGTAGCTGTCGGCAAGGCCGGTCGGTTGAGATGCCCGCAGGAGGAATGCCGGCGCGCATATAACGCGAAGCGGATGCGTGAGGGCGGATGGACGCAGGCAGTCGGATACCGACGCCGCGCCCGGCTCGCTAAGGCCGTCACCGAAAGCTTCCGACCTATCGAGATCTTCGAGCGAGACAGCTGGGAGTGCGGCATCTGTGCCCGGCCGGTTGAACGCTCGCGCTGTGCGCCCGACCCGTTGAGCGCCAGCGTCGATCACATCGTCCCGGTCTCACTCGGCGGCGATCACACTCGCGCGAATGTTCGCCTCGCGCACCTTCGCTGCAACATCAGGCGCGGCAACCGCGTCGTCTGAGTCCTGCCCAGCCAGCCGTCCAGGTGACGGTCTCGACCCTGGAGGTCACATGGCATCGAAGAAGCCCGCGGCCCCATCCGGCCTCAAGCCTGGTGGCCGCAAGCTATGGAACGACATCGTCGGGAAATGGAACCTGCGTCCGGACGAGCTGCGCGTACTGCGTGAGGCCGGCCGCGAGGTAGACATGATCGACGCGCTCGAGCTGGCGCTCAGCAAAGACGCGCTGATGATTCGCGGCTCGATGGGTCAGATGGTCGTCCACCCGATCGTCACCGAGCTGCGGCAGCATCGCGCCACCCTGGCCGCGCTGTTGCGGCAGCTCAAGCTCCCCGACGCCGATGGCGGCGAGGCTGCGAAGGAAACTCGGAGCACGGCGGCCCGCGCCGCGGCGAACGCGCGTTGGTCCACTCGTGGCCGTAGCGCGTAACGCTGGCCCGGCGCTGATCGTTTCGCACGAGGACGAGTACCGCGCGATCATCCGCTGGTACGAGGACATGCTTGCGTCGACGCCGCCGCCGGTGGACCTTGAGTGGGAGCCGGTGAAGATCGGACCCACGTGGCAGTGGGACAACGGCTGGTACCTGCCCGAGGCTTCGCTCGGTTGGGGAGTGCTGGCGTGGTGCGGGAAGTGGTTGCGCGACAAGCACGGCCACGACTGGCAGTTCACGCCCGAGCAAGCGCGCTTCCTGCTCTGGTATTTCTCGGTCGACGACCGCGGTGACTTCCTGTATCACTCAGGGGTTTTGCAGCGGCTCAAAGGCTGGGGTAAGGACCCGGTCGCGGCGTGTCTGTCCGGAGCCGCCTGCTTCGCGCCGGTGATGTTCGACCACTGGGATGGCGATCGTCCGGTTGGGCGGGACGAACCAAACGCGTGGGTGCAGATCATCGCGGTCTCGCAGGAGCAGACGAAGAACACGATGAAGCTGTTTCCCAGCTTGATCCCCGCGGAGACGCGCTCGCACTACGGGATCCAGATCGGCAAGCTCAACGTCTATGGTCTCGGCGATACGCGCCAGATCGAGGCGGTGACGAGCAACTTCCTGTCGGTCGAGGGTGGGCGACCTACACAGGTGTTCCGAGCCGAGACGCAGAACTGGAACTCGTCGAACGGCGGCCACGACATGGCCGGCGCTCTGGAGGGTAACGCTGCCAAGGCGGAGCTCGACGCCCCGGCTCGGATGCTCGACATCTGCAACGCCTGCCGTCCGGGCGAGGACTCGGTGGGTGAACGGGTGCGCGATGCGTACGAGGCCACCCTCGGCGAGAACGCGCGGGCCATGGACTTCGGCTTGCTGTACGACTCACTCGAAGCGCCGCCCCTGGCTCCGCTCACTGCGGAAGCTGCGCCCGCAGTGCTGGATTCGATCAAGGGTGACTCGGTCTGGCTGGATACCCGGCCGAATGGGCGCATCGTGAAGTCGATCCTGAACCAGTCCAACTCGCCGTCCGAGTCCCGGCGCAAGTGGTACAACCAGCGCCAGGCGGCCGCCGACGCGTGGATGCAGCGGCAGAGCTGGGATGCACTGGTCGACAAGGGATTTCGTCCGCCGAAGGGTGCGCGCATATTCCTGTTCGGCGACGGGTCGAAGTCCGACGACGCCACCGTGCTGATCGGCTGCGACCTGGATACCGGCAATGTTTGGCCGATCGACATCTGGCAGCGCCCGGTCGGCCTGGACGCCAAGGATCGATGGATCGTCGATCGTGACGCCGTCGACTACGCCGTCCGGGAAACCGTCGAGCACTGGAACGCACTCGGCCTGTGGTGGGACCCATCCGACGCCCGCGACGACGAGACCGGCGAACGGTTCTGGGAGTCCTACTGCGACGAGTGGCAGAAGCTCCAGGACTGGCAGCTGCCCGCGGTGACCACCGGCGACTTCCGCCACGCGGTCATCTGGGACATGCGCTGGCAGCGACACCAAAAGCTGTTCGTCGAAGGCACCGGGCGGTTCCTGTCCGATGTCACCGACCGAGCATTTCGTCACAGTGGCGACCTTCGCCACGCCCAGCACATCTACAACGCGCGGCGCCGGCCAAACAAGTACGGCGTCGGCATCGGCAAGGAACACCGCGAGTCGGCCAAGAAGGTCGACGCTGCGGTCGGATCTGTCGGGGCGCGGCTGATGCGCTGGATGTGGCTGTCCGTGGACCGAGTCGAACAGAGCACCGAAGCGGTCTTCTTCTGACGATGAAAGGGGTGGCGTGAACAAACTTCAGGCTGTCGAAGCCGCCCGCAACCTGTTGCAGGGACCGCGGGCATTCGAGGCACCGCGCCTCGACGCGATCGATGTGGCGATGCGACCGTGGTCCGAGGGGTTCGCCCTGCAATCGCTGGGCGTGACGAATGTCGGGCAGGGCGTCAAGGACTCGATCATCCGGATGGCGCGCAAGAGCCAGACCAACTTCCTACCGTTGATCCTCGACATTTTCGGCCAGGGCCTCAAAGTAGATAACTACCTGGCCGGTGACTCGTCCGGATCGACGGCCGCGCCGTGGACGTGGTGGCAGCGAAACCGCATGGACGCCAGGCAGACCGGCATCCACCGCACTGCACTGCAGTACGGCGTCAGCTACGCCACCGTCCTGCCGTCGCTCACTGCCGGAGACGTCAGCAATCCTGCCGCGTCGATCCGCGGTGTGAGTCCGCGCCAGATGACCGCCCTGTACGGAGAGCCGCTCGAATGGGATCCGCGCCACGGCGGTCCGGTCGACGACGACTGGCCGATCATGGCGCTGGAACAGAAGGGCCCGATGATCCGGCTCTACGACGAGCAGGCCGTGCACTTCATCGGGGTGAAGCACGTCCCGCAGTCGGCGCTCGGCTGGACAGACCCGAGCTATCTGGCAGTGGGCAACTTCGAGTACATCGAGGGCAGAAACCACGGTGTCGGGGTGTGCCCGGTGGTGCGCTACCAGGATCGAATGCTGCTCGATGGCGAGGAGACCTTCGGCATCATCGAGCCGCTGCTGTCTATCCAGGGGCGCATCGACGAGACCGTTTTCGCGATGATGGTCGCCCAGTACTTCTCCGCTTTCAAGCTGCGCTACATCACCGGCTGGGTCCCGCAGTCGGAGGCTGACGCTCTGCGCATGTCAGCGAAGGACACGTGGACCTTCGGCAGCAAGGACGTCAAGGTCGGCGAGCTCGACGCCACCGATCTCAAGAACTACATCGAATCCGAAGGTTCGGCGATCCGCGACCTGTCCGCGATCGCCCAAGCACCGCCGCAGTCGATGGGTGCCTCGGGAATCGCGAACCTGTCCGAAGCCGCGCTGGCGGGGCTCGAAGCTGGTCGAGGGCGCAAGTCCGGCGAGCTCGAAACCTCCCTCGGCGAATCGCACGAGCAGCTGCTGCGCACCTGTGCGCACATCACCGGCGACGTCGCCTCGGCGACGGACTTCGCGTCTGAGGTGAAGTGGGCCGACGCTACCGCGCGGTCCTTCGCGCAGACGGTAGATGGCCTCGGCAAGATCGCGACGATGCTCGAGATTCCACCGGAGGCGCTCTGGCCGGACATCCCTGGATGGTCCAAGACCAAGGTCGATCGAGCCATGGAGATGCAGCGCGAGCGCAACGAAGTCCCTGACGTCCCAGCGTTTCCGGAGTAGTCGGTGATCGAGGCGACCGCGCTGGCAACTTGGGCGGCGCAGATCACGCGCCTGATCGCGCGGTACATGTCGACCTACGGTGTGCCGACTACCCGAGACGAGCGGTGGGCGCTGGCTCGTCGCCTGCATCCGACTGTCGAGCAGCTGCGCCGCGAGGCCTACGCCCGGACATCGGCGCAGCTTCGCGCCGAAGGCCTTCGGCCGGCGCCGATGGCACCGTACCGGCCTTCCGCGCTGGTGGCCGCGATCGAACGAGCCACCGACGCCGAACCATATGTGCGACCTGGGCGTCGGGACGAAGTCCCGCTCGAGCGAGTGGAACCCCAGCCCGCGCGGGATGTCGATCCCGAGCCGACGACCGAGCCCGCTCCGGAGGTCGAGCCCGCTCCGGAGCGACCGGCGCGAAACCGTACCGCGGAGCCGCGGGCACGAGTTCGAGTCAGCGCACCGGCGCAGCAGCCGCGATCACGCGTACAGGTGCGGGTAGCCGCGAACGACCTCGATCCTCGGTCACGCGCGACGGCCCGGACCAGAGTCGTTGTCTCGGACCAGAACCGCCGCGACCCCGCGGTCGTGCGCACCGTCACCGAGCGGGTGACCGCCACTGTCGAGCGTCACATCCGGCAGGTCGACCGAGAGACATTCGTCGCGACCGCGAACACCGCAGCCGACGAAATTGGTTGGGCGCGTGTGCTGTCCGGCACCGAGAACTGTGCCTTCTGCGCGATGCTCGCCAGCCGCGGCCCGGTGTACCGCTCGGACAAATCGGCGCTCTCGGTGGTCGGCGGCCGCCGCGGCCCGCGCGGCAGCCGAGAGCTCGGCGAGCGGTACCACGACAACTGCGATTGCGAGTGCGTCTTGGTGCGCGTGGATCAGGACTGGGCAGGGCGTGAGGAATTCGAGCGCCTGCGCCGTATGTGGGTCGCCGCGAGCGCCGCCCACGCCGACGACGCACAGCGCGCCTTCAACCGCAGCTGGCGTCGCATCCAGCGTCATCCCGAGCTGGAGGACGAATACGACCGGCTGTGGGCCGAGTCGACCGAAGGCCTCACCGACGAGGACGCGCAGCTGCGTGCGTTCGCCGCCGCCGTGAAGGACAACCCACCAGCCGCCCTGGAGGCGGCACGACGCCCCAGGAGGGCACCAGATGACACAGCCGATTCCTCCACAGCCGCCTGAGTTGGCGCCGGTTTTCCAGGAGCCCACACCCCCGGCAGCACCGGCAGCACCGACTCCGGCAGACATGCCCGCCACCGCACCTGCCGCGCCCGCTGCGGAGCCGCGGCAGGTCAAGACCGACTGGACTCCAGAAGAGGCCACGAAGGTGATCGGCGAGCTGCGCGAGGAGAACAAGTCCTGGCGCAAGAAGTACGGCGAGGCCGAGCCGATCATCAAGGCGCACGAAGCGGCGGAAGACGCGGCCAAGACCGAGATCGAGCGCGCGACCGAACGCGCCGCCGCGGTCGAGAAGGCAAACAACGACCTCATCACCGAGGTGATTGCCGCCAAGTACGGCGTTCCCGAAGCCGACTATGACTTCCTCGGGACCGGCTCCCGAGAAGAGAAGGACGCGAAGGGCGCGCGTTACGCCGCCCGCTTCGCGCCTTCCAGCACCCCGACCCCGCCGCCGAGTGATCGGCCGGTCGAGTCGTTGAGGCCTGGCGCCTCGCCCACCCCACCGGCAGCGCCGGACACCTCTTACCCCGATTCGTGGCGACCCAAGCCGCGCCGGGACCGTACCTAGAAAGGACGGAACATGGCTAACGAATGCACCCCGCTGTTCCAGCCCGGCAAGGACGTCACCGTCCTGCTCACCGGCGCTGTGGTCGGCAAGACCTTCGTCGCGATCTCCGCTGCACCCGACACCTACGGCCAGCTCAAGGGGGTCACCTGCACCGCCGCCGCGAGGGCGTTCGGTGTGGCCGCGCGCGACGCCGCATCCGGCGCCCGAGTGCTGGTGCGCAAGAAGGGCATCGTCCCGGTCACCGCGGGCGGAACCATCGCCGTCGGTGCCGAGGTCGAGGTGGGGGCGAGTGGCAAGGCCGTCACCCTCGCGAGCGGCAAGGCCGTCGGCCAGGCCGTGAGCGCCGGAACCAACAACGCCGACGTCCTCGTCGACCTCTACTGAGAAAGGGGATAGGTCATGGTTGGCACACCTGTCGCACCGCAGTACCCTCTCGCCGCGCCCACGCTCAACGGGAATCTGATCACTGTCGATCTGATGCTCAAGGAGCCGACGCGGATCACGCAGTACCTGTCCGACATCACCCTCCAGAACTTCTGGGCCGACCGCGTATTCGCGGGCGCGGGCGGCGTCTCCGGTGGTGCGTTGCTGTACTCGCAGCTGATGGCGAACGACCTCTACACCGAACGCGACATCCAGAATGTCGAGCCCGGCGGCGAGTTCCCGATCGTCACCTCGGCACGGCCCGAGCCCAAGCTCGCCGTCGTCGAGAAGTTCGGTGGCAAGTTCGACGTCTCCGACGAGGCTCGCGACCGCAACGATCCGACCCTGCTGCAGCAGCAGTCGACGAAGTTGGGCTTCACGATCAACCGCGGTATCCACCGCCGGGCGATCGCGACCCTGGATGCGTCAGTCGCCGCTGTCGGTTCGGATGTGCAGATGGTCGGCACCTCCTGGGCGGACGCGGCCGCGCTGACGCTCACCACCACGAACAACGCCGCCCTCCCGGCGGCGGACTTCGCCAAGACCCAGCTCAAGGCCGACACCTTCGAGTTGGGCGGCCGCTTCGACCTGTGGTTCGTCAACCCGCAGGAGTACTACAACTTCCATGTCATCTACGGCGACAAGGCCGCAGCGGTGCTGCAGGCCAACGGCGTCGAGTTGGTCTCGACCAACCGAGTCGCTGCCGGTGAGGCGTACGTGATCGTGGAAGGCCAGGTCGGGCAGATGCGGCTGGAGAAGCCGTTGACCACCGAGACCTGGCGCGAACAGGGCATCGAGTCGACCTGGGTCCAGTCCTCGGTCCGGCCGTTGTTCGCGGTGACCAACCCGTACAACGTCCTCAAGGTCACGGGGCTCGCGGCGTGACCGCGCACTGGCTCCGAACCGTTGTGGTGGGGCTGATGTCCTACATCGACGAGCGCGGTAGATACCGAACCGCCACGGCGGGTGAGACCGTAAGGGTGCACGAGGACCAGCTCGAGCGGTTCGATCGACTCAACGTCCTGGCGGCACCGATGTCGAGCACCGCGCTGCTGGATATCGCGGACTTCATGGACCCCGAGGTCCGGCACGTCGACGAGATCGAGATAGAGGATCCGGACGAGGTGCCGACCGTAGTCGTGGACGGCGATGGAGCGACGCAGGATCCGGAGGCCGAACCGTCGGATGCTTGGACGGTCCCCCGTCTCCAGGAGTACGCGGCCGCGAAGCAGATCGATCTCGGCGATGCGACGAAGAAGGCCGATATCCTCGCCGCCATCCAGGCCGGTCGGGAGAACTGATGGCCTTCGCCATCACCGCTGACCTCGTCAAACGCTGGCGCGCCCTCAACCAGGCGGAGCTGGAGCGCGCCGAGGTGCTGCTCGATGACGCGGCGTGGTGGCTCAGGACATGGTTCAGCGAGTTCGGAAACCTGACGGCCCTGGCGGCCGACGATCCCGAGCTCGCTGAAGGTCTGCTCATCCTGTCGTGCTCGATGGTGAAGCGGGCCATGACTTCCGCTGGTGATGGCGTCGGCCAGGCGCAGCAGGTCATGGGTCCGTTCACGGCCCAGATCAGCTACCGGAACCCAGAGGGCAACCTGTACGTCTACAGCGCCGAGCGGGACGCAATCCTCACCCTGCTGGGCGTTAACACCTCCGGCGCCGTCTCGATGGAAAGCCCTGGCCTGTGATGGAGTCCATCGGCATCGCCTTCGGACAGACCATCGCTGTGCTGCGCGGTCCCGGCGACCGCGTTGGCGACAGGGCTCTCGCCGTTCACCACACGATCGACGACGCGGTCTTCTGGCCGGAGTCGATCGCCGGGGACGACAACCGCCGTGACACCTCGACGGTGTTCGGCTACGTCGCCGTTCCCCGCGGCGCCGAGTTGCTCGCAGCCGATCGTGTGCGGCTGGCAGACAACACCGTGTGGGCATTGGTCGCCGCTCCACAGTGGGATCACGTCCACCCGATGACCGGGTGGAATCCGGGATACAAGGTCGCCCGCGTGAAGGGAGTGAGCTGATGGAGCATGACATCCCCGCGTACCCCAACTATGGAGTGCTCGGTCTGATGAAGTCTCCCGAGATGCGAGCTCTCATGCGCGAGAAGGCTGAGCTCGTCGAGGCGTTGTACCGAGAGTTCGTCGCGAAACGCACTGGTCGCCTGGCGCGATCGAGTCGGATCGAGACGCACATCGGCGGCAACAAGAACGACCGGTGGGAGGCCACCGTCATTGTCGGCGAGGGGGTTCCCTACGGTGCTCCGCACGAATTCGGCTACGACGACGGCGATGTCGGTGTCTATGCCGGGCACCGTGACCTGAACCGCGCGCTCGACGCAATGGGCGGATTCTGATGGCCATCGTTTTCCCGGACTGGTTCGAGGGTGGCTTCCCTGATCGGGAGTTGCTGCTCTGCGACCTGCTGCAGAAGTTCCTCGACCTGTGCACCCCGGCCGGACTGGCGTGCACATGGCTGCCCGACAACTACCGCGAGATGGTCGACGGCGGCACCCCGGTGGTGCGCGTCTACCGCGGCGGTCCGGGCGCGGACGGCCAATGGGACGCAGCAGCAATGCAAGTAGCGGTCATCGCCGCCACCCGCGCGGACAGCTGGGCGCTGATGGAGTACCTGCGCCAGATCCTGCTGTCGTTCGACTGCGGAGGAAAGGTCCGTCGAGCTGATGGGGAGATCAACACGATCACCTCGATCAAGGAGATGGTCGGCCCGCAGCAGATCCCCGAGTTGAATCCCGATTTCCGGATGGTCCCGGCGACCTTCCGCGTCGAATGCCGGCGCGACCGGCACCTTCCGGATTACGCGGCCATCCGCGAATCCATCCCTCTCTGATCCCGTTTCGTCGTACCCCGCCGACCCGGCGGGGCATTCGGCGTGCCCAAGAAAGGAACGGCCATGGCCGCCACCGATTTCCGCACCTTGAAGGACAAGAACGACGCGCTGGTGATGTCGGCGCAGGACTGGCTGGTCCTGCTGCATGACTGGGAGCCTGGCGCCTCCTACATCCCGACCGACCTCACCGACGCCAGCGGCGTGCTCCAGACCCTGCCCGCCGGATGGTTCACGAGCGGCGAGATCCAGAAGGCCGCCGGCGTCTCGCTGGCACCGGATACCCAGACCTCACCCATCGACGGCTACGGCTCGTCCTCGCCGCGGCGCACCATGCTCACCGCCGAAGGCTTCACGGTCGACTACTTCGCGCAGGAATGGCGCAAGAAGAACCTCGAGCTGTGGCACAACGTCGACCTGTCGACCGTGCCTGCACTGCCGGGCAAGGGCTTCCGTGCGACGAAGACCTCCAGCCTGCGGGTGCGCTACTACAGCGCGATCCTGATCGCGCAGGACGAGGGCGTCGGCTCGCTGTACCCGTTCTTCATGTACCCGAAGGTCAGCGTCAGCAAGCGCGGCGCAATGGCCGGTGAGCAGGGTAAGGAGCTCGGCCTGCCCGCCACTCTGACCGTTTTCGAGGACGCCGACTTCGGCGGGCTCTACGACTTCGGTGTCGCCGGTGCCGGATTCGACGCGATCGCCCAGGACGCGGGCTTCGCCGCGGCCGCGGTCTCGATCAACGTCACCCCGCCCACGGCGACCCTGGCGGTCGGCGAGCAGACGCAGATGTTGGTCATCGACTCCAACGGCTTCGACCGGACCGCGGAGTGCACCTACGCCACGTCCAACGCCGCGCGCGCCACTGTCTCGGCGTCCGGTCGTGTGACCGCGGTGGCCACCGGTTCGGCGGCCACGATCACCGCCACCCTCGGCGCGCTGAACGACACCGCCGCCATCACCGTCGCCTGATCCGGGCGACCTCGATCGCTGTCCCGCGCCGTTCCTGGTGCGGCGCGGGGCAGCACCCACCAGGACCACCAGGAGCCAGGAGAACACCGTGACTACTCAGCGCAAGGCCCCGGTCCGCAAGGCGCTCGCACCGCGCAAGACCACCGAGCAGAAGATCACCGCGTTCGACGAGTTGCGCGCGCGAGCTGGCGACCGCAGACTCGGCGGCCCATCGAACGTCGCGCCCTTCGAGATCCCGGGATTTCAGCCGCCGCTCATCGTCCAGTGGCCGACGTCCATCGTCGAGAGAGTGACCCTCGACATCACCAACCGCAATGCCGACGTCCCTGGCTTCCTCTACGCGCTGCTCGGCGGCGAGCGCCTGGCGCTGGTGCTGGCCGCGGTCAACGGCCAGCCCGATCCCGATCGGCTTCTCATCGGCCTCCAGCTTCGGATCAGCGATCACTTCCTGGGCGCGGGCGCCGGTGATGTGCCGGGGGGTTCTCCGGCCTCGTCGACCTCGTAGGAGGTTACGGGGCCGCACTGCGCTGGGATCTGCAGGTGATCCTGGGCCTTGACCTGGACGACTGGCTTCGCGGCGAGCGCCACTGGATGACGCTGTGGGAGTTCGCCGAACGGATCCGCGCACGGCCCGGCACCGCCTACGGCTCTGCCATCTTGCAGGACCCCGAGGTCGTCGAGGCGCTCGCCGCGGAGGACGAGACCGACGGCGACCTGCCGATTGAAGGCTTCGGATTCCTGGAGTCCCGGCTCGCGACGATCGAGGACCGAGTCACCCAGCTGCTCTGGGTGAGTACCAAATCCGATCCGGCCGGCGCCCCGCGCGCTGCGCGCCCCGTCTACCCGCACATCGAGCTGCGCGAGGGCATGCACCGCGCGCGCATGACCAACCTCGAGAACCAACTGATCCCGGAAGGGGGTGACTGATCGTGGCCACATATTCCGCTGGTGAGGCCAGCGTCCGGATCACTCCGGATTTCAGGAAGTTCGTCGAGCTTCTGCGCAAGGACCTGGCGGACGTCGAGGCATTCCTCGGGGTCACGATCACCCCGGACACCACCAAGTTCTCCGAAGATCTGCAGCGAGAGCTGGACAGGATCAGCGCGACGCTCGGTGTCGAGATCGAGCCGGACACCACAAACTTCGCGTCCGACCTCGAAACGGAACTGGCGGGAGTTCACGCCAGCGTCGATGTCGGGGTGGAGGTTTCCGAAGCCAGTCTCATCGCGGCGGCCCAGAAGATCCGCGACCACTTCGACAACTTCACCATCACCATCGATGTGGATGCGGATACCGCGGCGGCCGGGATCTCGATGGAGGTGCTGCGCTCGGCGTACTCGCAGATGACGATGAACGTCGACGCGAACACGACCGCGGCCAACCTCCAGCTCGAGGCGCTGCGCGCGGCGCACGAGACACACACGATGGACGTCGACGCCGACACCACCGCGGCAGCCGCGCAGCTCGCCGCCCTGCAGTCGACCCTCGGTCGCGGCAGCGCGGGCGGCGGTGGTGGGGGCGGCCTGCTCGGCGTCGGGATCCTCAACGCCGGTGCGCTCGGTATCGCGGCGCTGCCCGCCGCGGCCGCGATGATCGCGTCGATCGGTGCCGACGTGCAGACGCTCACCGCGAACGCCGCGTTGCTGCCTGGCATCTTCGCCGGTGCGGCCGCTGGCGCTTTCACGCTGAGCGTCGGCCTCGACAATATGAAGGACGCCTTCAGCAGCAGCCCGAAGAAGGCGGCCAAGGCCTACGAGCAGCTGTCCGCCGAGGGCAAGAAGACAGTCGACACCCTCAAAGGCTTTGGCCCCCAGTGGGATCGCATCAAGGACTCGATCCAGGACACCACCCTGTCAGGGCTGTCGGAGCCGCTGACTGGGCTGATCAACTCCCAGCTGCCCGCACTGGATAAAGGCATGACCGGGGTAGCGGGCAAGTTCAACATGATCGCCAAGACCGCGATCGGTGAGCTGTCCAGCGATAAGTCTGTCGCGGCGACCGCGACGATCTTCGGCGATACCGAGGTGGCCGCGGGCAAGTTGAACGGCGCGGTGCTGCCGATCATCAACTCGATCCGGACGCTGTCCACCACGGGCTCCAGTTTCCTGCCGCGCCTCGCTGACTCACTCGTTAAGTCGGCCAGCGCTTTCGACAGCTTTATCACGAAGTCGAGCAACACGGGCGAGCTGTGGGGCTGGATGGATCGCGGCATCACCTCGGCGGGCCAGCTGTTCTCGATCCTCGGCAATCTCGGCTCGTCGCTGTCGAGCGTCTTCCGGGCGCAGCGCGGCGACGGCGACACGTTCCTCACCACGGTCGACAAGATCACAGAGCGAATGTCGATGTGGCTCAAGTCGAGCGAGGGCCAGGCGGAGCTGCGCACATTCTTCCGTGAGGGTGCTGATCAGCTCGACCGGTGGACACCGATCCTGTCGTCGGTCGGGTCGATGCTGGGAACCGCGTACGAAGCCGCGCAGGCGTGGAGCGGGATCTTGCTCCCGTTCCTCACCGCGGCATCGAGCCTGCTCGCATCACACGACGGCATCCTCAAGACAGTCATCATCAGCTACCTCGCCTTCAAGACGCTCAGCCCGATATTCATGCTGCTGCGCGGGTCGATCGTGGGTGCGACTGGCGCGCTGTCGACATTCCAGGCGGGCATGGCCGCCTCAACCGCGACGTCGACAATGGGCAAGGGTCTTGCTGGTCTCGGTGCGATGCTCGGATCCGGAGGCGTATTCGGCCTCGCGTTGATCGGCGCCACGATCGGCCTCGGCCTCCTGGCGCAGAAGCACCAGGAAGCGGCGAGCGCGGCCGCCGAGCAGAAGCGCAAACTCGAGGAGCTGCGCGAAACACTCGACGACCAGACCGGTGCCGTCACTGCGGAAACTCGGGCGAGTGCTGCGAAGGATCTTGAGGACGAAGGATTTCTCGCGCGCGCGGAGACCCTCGGCGTGAACCCACAGCAGTACCTCGACGCCGGTCTTGGGCTCAACGACGATGCAAAGGCGCAGATCAACGCTCGCCTGACGCAGATCATCCTGGAGCAGATCCCGCAGTCGCCGAACGGCGCGAAGAGCCAGTTCGAACAGACCGGTGCTGGCCTGGGTCTATCTCAGACCCAGGTAGCCGAGGCCGTCCAAGGCATTCCGGAAGCCGTCGCAGCATTCGAGCAGGCTTGGGCGAAGAACAACAACGGCCAGGGCGGCTCGCTGCAGGACCTGACCGAACTGAAAAATGCTCTCACTGATGTCGGCGATTCGGCCGCGGCCCTCGGTGGCGAAATGAACGGGCTCGACTCCGACACCGTCAAAGCTGGTGAGGCACAGCGCCGTCTGTACGAAGCGCTGAACGGAACCTTCGGCTTGACCGAGGAGGGGACGAGCAAGTTCCGCGAGCTCGGCCTCGCGGTGATCAACGTGCCGAACTCGAAGACGGTGGTGCTGAAGTCGAGCACCAACGAGGAGATCGACAAGCTCCGCGAACTCGGGTACATCGTCGAGCGGCTGCCCGACGGCACGGTGAAGGTCTCCCTTGACGACGTTGCCGCGCGTGCTCAGATCGTGCAGTTGACCAAGCCCACCTCGATGACTGTCGCGGTGGACTATGTGCCTCGCACGCAGTCGATCCCGAGCTCGGTCATCGCCAACAGCAAGGACCTGAACTACACCGGCGAGCCTAAGGCCGACGGTGGCTCGATCCTCGGTGGCATCGCGGGCAAGGACTCGGTGCCGATCCTCGGCATGCCGGGCGAGCACATGCTCACCACCTCCGACGTCGACAAGCTCGGCGGCCAGGGCGGCGTCTATCGCTTCCGTGCGGCGCTGCAGGCCGGGCTGGTCAAGCCGATGGCCAAAGGCGGCGCGGTCGAGTGGACCGAGAAGAACGAGATCGACCTGCAGCAGGCGGTTACCGCGGTGGAGCAGGCCGAGGAGAACGCAGCCAAGGTCGCAGCCAAGGCAGGCGCCTCGGACGCCGACAAGCGACAGGCTCAGCTGAAGATCGATGAGGCGCGGTACAAGGCGCAGCAGCTGCAGAACAAGAAGGACGGCACCGGCGCGGCGACCACAGTCGCACCGCAGGCCGCGCTGCCGGGCCGCGCATCGTCGAGCGATCTGTCGCGCGCTGACGCAGAGAGCGCTGTCGACCAGGCGAACGCCAAGCGGAACCAGGTCTACGCCAATCCGGAATCGACGGACGCCGACAAGCTCAAGGCGGACCGCGATTACCAGAAGGCGCAGAACTCGCTGGAGACCTCGTCGTCTAGTAGCAGTTCCTCGAGTAGCGGGATCGAGAGCTACTCGGCGCAGAGCGTCGGCGCGAAGGCGGGCGAAGCCATCGCCACCGGGATCCTGTCGTTCTTCGGCCTGGAGGACTCGATCCTGTCCTCGTCGAACGTCTACAACAAGTCGGCCAACACCGCGATCGACTACTACAGCGGGAACAGCAGCTCGAGCTCGTCCGGCTCGACACCGACCGGCGACTACAGCTACACGCCCAAGGAAGTCGCGGTCGAGGACACGAGCGGCAGCAGCTCGTCGAAGTCGTCGAGCAGTAGCACGCCCAGCTCGGAAGTCACCTACACCGCCGACGGTGGTGTCGAGCAGTGGCGCGGCACCTTCACCGATGTCCTCACCGCGCTGGCAAAGCCCACCTCGGTCTGGCTCAACCCCGGCCTGTCGCAGATGAAGACAGAGTCCGGCGGCAACCCGAAGGCGCAGAACAACAGCGACAGCAACGCGGCCAAGGGGATCCCCTCGAAGGGGCTGATGCAGGTCATCGACCCGACTTTCGCGACGTACCGGTCCAGCCTGTTTCCGGCCGACATCTGGGATCCCTCGGCGAACATCGCGGCCTCGGTGCTCTACACGCAGGCCCGCTACGGCGGTCCGGATGGAGTGTGGGGATTGGGCCGCGGCTACGCCGCCGGCGGATGGATCACCGGTGGTATTCCCGGCCGGGACTCCGTGCCGCTCATCGGGATGCCCAACGAGTTCATCGTCAACGCCAACGCGGCCAAGGCCAACGCGCCGCTGCTGCAGGCGATCAATGCCGGACAGGTGCCGTCGCTGCCTACTGGCTTCGGATCCTCGAGCCCGTCGACGTCGAACTCGCGGTCGACAACCTACGACCGGTCGGTCAACTACTGGGGAGACAACCACGTGATGAATCCCGATGAGCTGTTCCGGCAGCAGGATCGGCATGTCGAGATGCAGTCGCTCGGGCCTCTGGCGAGCCTCTCGTGACGGACCAGATGATCATCTGGCTGATCGGTGTGGACGGGTCCCGATGGGACCTGTCCGGGCCGGACGCGGGAATCCAGGGTGTGGAGCTGCGGCCAGGCCCGAAGCGCCTGATCGACGCACCGGCCAAGACGTTCTGGCTCCAGGGTGCCGCGAGGTCGCACTACCAGGGCAAGCAGTTCGAACGTCGAGACCCGACGTTCGCGGTCAACATCGTGGCCAATAGTGCCTCGGCATGGCGAGATATCGACAGCCGCTTCCGGATGGCGCTGGGCATGTACGACGGCGAGTTCGCGATCTATGTTCAGACCGGCGCCGACATCCGCCGCCTGGACCTGCGGCTGCTGTCCGATCCGGTTCCCTGGGAGAACGGACCCTGGGAGAACGGGCGCGATCCTCACCTGACCGCGGCTTCGACGCTGCTGATCAATGCGGCAGCGAGCCAACAGTTTTGGTACGCACCCGATCTCGAATTCGAATGGGTGCTGCCGTCCGGATCGTCGGGCGGCACGACCTTCGAGATGCAGAACCTCGGCGACGTCATCGTCTGGCCGAGGTGGTTCGTCACCGCGCCCGGCGCCTGGGTCCTGCCGGACTACTCGTGGGGTCAGGAGCTGGCCTACCAGCGCCCGCTCGTGGCGGATGCGGTGCGCACGGTGCCAGTGCCGGTTCTGTTGCCCGGCGAGGACTGTGATGTGTGGGTCGATCCGGACGAGGAACCCTACGTCGCCGCCAACGGTGCGCCGGTCTGGGCGCGTACCCAGGGCAACGGGATGTTGTACCCGATCGCCCCGCACATCAGAGCCACCTCGGTGCCGGTCTCGGTATCGGGCGCCAGTCCCGGTGCGGCCGTGACCCTCACGATCCCGCGCCGATTCAGCCGACCACTGGGGGTGACGTTGTGACGACCACGCTGGCCGACATTCCACGGCTGCGCGCGCAGTGCGACCAGACCCGTGAGATCCATCGGGCGATGAAGCGCGCCGACCCGCTGGTCCGACTGTGGGCGAACAATCCCACGGGCGAGGCCGGGCTGGTGTTGCGCGGTACCGCCCGCGACAACATTGCGGGAAAGTTCCCGTTCAAAAAGAATTCGTTCGGTACGGCGGGCACCCTGAAACTTCGCCTCGATCACTACCTGGCTCGATGGCTCGTCAGTATTCCGAATGACCCCGAGGCCAAGAAGAATGTTGTCATCACTGTCGACTTCATGGGTGGCAAGCTGCGGTGGTCCGGGCTTCTCAAGAACTGGAAGGTCGTGCGCGACGGGCGCGGAATCCGCTACCTCGAAGTGACATTCATTGACGACCTTCAATTTTTGCAATTTATGCTCGGACCGCCGAACCCGGTACTGCCGATCTGGCTCTTCCAGTTTCCGCGCGTGCTGCCCATTTTCGCTCCGTCGAAATGGGCGATTTCCATTTTGATCCTGATCAATCTAATTCGGTTGAACGGCAACCTTTATACGATGCCGGACGATCCATTCGCGATGGATTCCTACGACGATCTGATCGACTGGTCCGACTGGCAAGTCCTCATCAAATGCAACCCTTTCGATCTGGATGACAGCTCGGTATGGACGATGCTCGCCACGAGGATGACCCGGGTCGACGAGGCGATCGCCGACGCGCTCGAAGATGCCCAGCAGGTGATCACCTACCGACGGTGCCTCACCGTCGACGGCGAGGTCTCCGACGTACCGGGCGTGCCCGTGGTCGCCAACGGCGCGCTGATTCTGGCCGTCGAGGACAAGTCGGGGTACTGGTCGGCTGACGGCACCGGCACCGGTGGCGGCGTGGCCGGTGGATTCAACCGGACCGTGCAGGGCTTCCTATCCGGTTTCGTCGAGGACACTCAAGTTCTGGTGGTCGACGACCAGACCATCCAACCCGAGGAGTACTACACACCTGGCTGGGTCGGGACGAAGCCGAGTCACCCCTGGGTGGTGGTGAGAGACTCGGAATGGACATCGATTCAATCGTCGCAATTAGTGTGGTCCCCAGCGACGGCGGTCGGGGTGATCGTCGGTGGAGATAATCCGCTGGCCGACAGTCTCGCTCGACTCGCGATCGAATCAACGGCCGCATTGATCGGGTATTTCCTACTCGCTGGATTCTCCGGGCTCGGTGCGATTGCCGCCGACATTGCGATGCCTTTCCTGATCGGAACGATTTTCGCGTGGCTGCAATGGGAGAACGGATCTCGCGGCCACCAGTTGGGATGGGTCCACCTGTACGAGGTTTTCCACCAAGGCGCCGAGAACAATGCGTGGTCGCTGAGCGCGATCGCCGCATTGCGCGCCGGATTCCTCGCAACGAGATCCGAGACCGCGCACCAATTTTCGATGGGCTTCGGCGGACCTTTCCTGCCCGGTGTGCATTTCGGTATCGGCGACAGGATCGGCAGCGTCGACGGCTACGTCAGCGACGCGATCTTCGTCGACCAGGTCGAGGAGATCTCGGCCGACTGGGATTGGGAGGCAGGCAAAGCCCTCGACATCCGGGTCACCGTCGGCCAGGCCAAGGCCGCTATGTCGCAGGCCGAGCGCTCCTCACGGCTGCTGTCCAAGGCGATGACCACCATTTCCAATATCGGCGTCCACCTCGTCTCATGATGATCGGAGATTCCATGGAGTACCCACCGGCGCCGCGCGGCTTCGAACACCTGGACATGTCCGACCCGAAACAGGCATTGGCCTGGGCGCTCGGGTCGATGCCCTCACATCAGCCCAACGGGCAGCCCGTTCCGATCCCGCCGAAGGTCGTTCCGTCCTGGTCCGAATTCCTCACCGCGCTCGGCCTGGTCTACGACCCATCTCGGCAGACCCTATTCCCGATCGTCGACGAGGCGCGCGCGCCGCTGGGCTGGCTCGCGCCGGTCTCCTGGGTCTCGGCCGAGGAGTACGAGAAGCACGAGGCCAAGCGCGCCGGAAAGGTCGCCGACATGGAGGCCACCCTGCAGAAGCTCAACCCCGGTCTTGCCCAGCAGATCGCCGACATGACCGATCCGGAGAAGCGCGACGCCATGGCATCGCAGGCCGTGATCATCGGCGACGTCCTCGCTCATATCCAGCAGCAACACGGAGGTGGCACCAATGGCTGATCCACTCTGGCTCGCAGATGTACTGCGCGCCGACGGCCTCACAGTGATCGAACACGAGGGCTGGAAGGACCGCGGGCACGGCGACTTCCGCGACCTGCGCGGCGTGCTCTGCCACCACACCGCGGGTGGTGGCAAGAACGACTGGCGCATCGTCCAGGACGGGCGTGCCGATCTCGCCGGACCGCTTGCCCAGCTGGTGCTCGAACGTGACGGCACCTTCCGGGTGATCGCCGCTGGCGTCTGCTGGCACGCGGGCCGCGGCTCCTGGCCGGGCTGGCCCACCGACAACGCCAACTACCACGTGATCGGCATCGAGGCTGTCTCGCGCGGCGACGGGTCCGACTGGACCCCCGCGCAACTCGAAGCCTACAAGCGCGGGTGCGCAGCGATCCTGCGCAAGATCGGCCGCGACGCAGACGATTGCGTGGGCCATAAGGAGTACTCGGCCGAGGGGAAGATCGACCCCGCCGGTATCGACATGGACGACTTCCGCGAGGACGTACAGAAGTTCCTCGACGGCAACCCCAACACCGCAGGAGGTACCGACATGCCCAGCGCAAACGAGGTCGTCAAGGCCCTACTCGAAACCCGCATCCCGCGGCCTGATGGCACGCCCGGCGAGACAGTCGGAAACGTCCTGGCGTGGACGGATCAGCATGCCGCGCAGCTCGTCGTCGAGCAGCTCGGCCCCGGCTCCGACGGGATCCGTGGACCGGTCGCCAATCCGAAGCGATGGCCGGAGCTCGGTAATCGCACACAGGTTGAGGCGTTGATGGCGATTCTCGACGCCCTCAAGATCGCACCTCGGGCCGCGAAGTGAAGCGCCCCGACCGGCTGCCCGAGCCTGCGCTCGTCCGTTCCGTCGGCGTGACGATCACCGCGGTCGCGGCGTACTTGCTCGGCCACACGGTGTCGACGGAGTGGGTCGAGACCGTGACGACCATTTACGCGCTGCTGTCGGCATCGCTCGCTGGCCTGCTGATCCGCCCGGCCGTGGCGCCGATGGCTCGCCTGGAAGAGCTGGGCATCCAGCTGCCGTCCGGCCGTCATGCACTGCCAGAGTCGCGCGGGTGACCGATCTCCCAGCCCTACCGTGGGACAACATCAGCTCGGTCAGCCTGGCGCTGATCTTCACGTGGCTGGTGGTTACGGGCCGCCTGGTCCCGCGCGCCATCGTCGATCGGCTGCTCGCGGATCGTGATGCACGAATCGCCTACAACGAGCGTCAGTTCGACGCGCAGCAGGCGGTGAAGTACGAGCTCGCAACCCAGAACACCAAGCTGCTCAGCTCGGCTGAGTTGAGCACCAAGTTGTTGAACGCGATCGCGCCGCCCACTTCGAGGGAGACCCATGTGGTTCAGGGAGAGGAGTAAGGAGTCGGCGTCGACGCAGCAGGCACGCGTCGGCGCCGAGCGCGCGGAGGCGGAGCTCGTCGAAGTGCAGAAGCGCCGATGGGTGGTGACCGCACTGGCGAGCGCGATCGACGGCTACATCGATCGAAATCATTTCGGAGAGAGCATCGAAGCCGCGATGACCTCACGACGAAAGGCAGGCATGTGACCGCACTATGGAATCGGGTGTGCCTAGCGACCATGGCGGTCGTGGGGCTGCTCGTGCTAGTGCTGGTGCCGAACCGCGAAGCGGTAGCGACTGGTTTCCTTGGGGTGATAGCTGTACTCGGCTGGGTATTTGTCGGAACCTACGCCTATCGAAACCGGTGGCGCGACACCGACGGTGGCCGAGTCGTCATGCAGCTGATGCTGTGCCTCACCGTGATCTGCACACAGGGCATGCTCACGATCCTCACCGACTACCAGTACCCGGCCCGCGAGGTTATCCGGCCGCTGCTGCTTCTCGGGATCGCGCTGGCAGTCCTCGATCTGCTCCTGACGATGGTGCGTTTGCAGAACTTGCAGCGGGGTGAGCGGCGGTGACGTTCCCTGGGTATAGCGGCGGCGGGAGTCCCGGCAACTGGGGGCTCGGTGCCAACGGCTCCATCCCGGGCATGGGCGACCTCACGCAGAGCGCGGTCACCGACAAGATCGCGAACGAGGCAATGCAGGGATCTCAATGGCCCGGCCTCGGCGGGATGCTCGTCGGGATGATCATGTCCCTGATCGCGGGCGTGGCCGGCGCAATTCTAAATGGCTTCGGTTCGGTGCTCGACGCCATCTTCGGCACGGTGAACAACAACTACATCGCCGAGATGCCGATCATCAACGATCACAGCCAGAGCATCACCGAAATGCGGGACGCCATCGAGCAGATGGTTCTGCAAGGACTCGCGACAAAATTCGAGACGAACGGCTACTACACGCCTCCCGAGGGCATCCTGTCCGTCGAAGTCATCATCATCGCCGCGGGCGCTGGCGGCGGTGCTGGGCGCTGGGACTTCGTGCCCGGCAACCGCGGTGGTGGCGCGGGCGGTGGTGGCGGCGGCGAAGTCCACGCCAGCATTCCCGAGTCCCTGCTGCCTCGCACCGGTGGTGCATACGATCCGATCACGATCACGATCGGCGCCGGAGGCTCCGGCGGTGGGTCTTCGGAAGATCCCGGAAACGGCGGTGGCAACACCTCCTTCGGTAGCTTCCTCACTGCGGGCGGCGGATCGGGCGGCCAGGGCGGTCGGTCGGCTATCCAGGCGATCGGCGGCGCTTCCGGCGCGGGAATGATCCCCGGCGGTGTCGGCGGCGACGGAGCGGCCGGATCGACCGGCGGCGGCTCGCCTCCCCCCGCAGGGCCTGCAGGAAACTCCGTGTCCGCCTACGACCTGCACGGCGGCGGCGGTGGCGGCGGCGGCGGTGGCCTGGATTACGCGGGCAGCGGCTTCATCCTCGGCTCCGTCGGCGGCATCGGCGGCATCTGGCCCGGCGGCGCGCTTGGCCAACCGGGCACGCCACCCACTGACATCGTCGCGACCGGTGGTGGTGGCGGTGGCGGCGCGATCAACACACAGGGCGCGGCTGGCGCATACCCCGCGGGCGGTGGTGGAGGTGGCTGGGGCGCAGGCAACAACAGCTCCACAGTGATCGGCGGCGCGGGCGGCGATGGCGTGCTGTTCATAATCGAGCGGTCGAGCTGAAATGCGGACCGCGATGCAGTTGTTCACCTCGTCCGGCACCTGGGTAAAACCGCCTGGGCTACGTGCGATCGACATCGTTCTTCGTGCAGCTGGTGGCGGCGGCTCCGCCACGCACGGCGGCGGAGGCGGCGCGGCCGTGATCAATCAGAGACGGATCTCGACTACCGAACTACCCGACTCGGTAGCGATCACGATCGGCACCGGCGGCACTGCCGGTGGTCCCGGTGGCGACTCCAGTTTCGGCGACTTGCTGACCGCCCCTGGTGGGCAAGGCGGGTCGACCGGTGGGCTGGGCGGGCTGGTGTCCGGGCCGCGCGGCGGGTGGGGCGGAGCCGCCGGACAACCGGGGGAGTCCGTGACCTCCGGCCCCGTGCGCCTGCTCGCTGGCGGTGGCGGGGGAGCGGGCAGCGGATCTGTCGGCGGCGGATCGGGACTCGTGCCCGGCGGCACCTCGAGCCCCCCGCTCTGGGAGGTAGCGCAGTCCGGTGGCGGCGGCAACGCGGGCAACGCGGGCGGCTACCCCTGCGGTGGCGGCGGCGCGGGCGCGGCCGGAGCGGACGGCATCTGCACGATCCTCGAAATCATTTTCGACTGAACGATTGGAGTGCCTCAATGGCGACAGCAATTCTGCACCGCGACAACGTCCTCGGCCATGCCGGGCCCGCCCGGGTGTGGCATCTCGACCCGCCTGCACTGATCGGCGGCGAGCGGCATCCATACGTCTGCATCTGGATCGTCCCGTCTGCTGGGCACCAGGACGCCGAGGTCGTCGCGGTGGCATCGACCGAATCGGGTGCAGCTGCTGGGCGATCAGTGCAGCGCCGCCCCGGTAGCTACACGCTGCACGGCGATCCCGACAGCCCCGAGTACGTCGACGGCTGCCACCTGGTCGCGCTGCAAATCCTTGGCGGCTACACCGTCGAAGCACCGCGTCCGCAGGACGAGTCGTGAGCGACGACATCGGCAACGGCCCGCGGTATCGGGCGATCATCCTCTCGGCGGCTGCGGGCTTCGTGCACCACATCAAGCCCCGCACCACGCCGTTCCCGGAAGGACTCGAGGCACGGATCGAGCTGTGGGATTCCACGCTCACGACCCTGCTCGACACCTGGGACGCGACGTCGATCAGCACCGGCCTGGTCGCATGGGGCATCGTCCCCGCCACCACCAACACGATCCCGGAGAACTCCCGGTACCGGATGTATCTGACCTACCCCACCGCGCCCGCGTTGCCCTACCTCTGGGCGCACGGCCAAGTGGTTCGCCAGCAGTAGCGCTCACCACCGAATTCCCCTCAACCCCCACGCCATCCGGCTGGGGGTTTCGTCGTTTCAGGAGGCATCATGGCCATTGCGGTAGCGACTTCCCGGCAGGCGCTCGCGGACGCGTACAAGCTTTTGGGTGGCGCGTCCACGGTGTGGGTATCCCTGCACACCAGCGACCCCGGCAGCACCGGCACCGCCGAAGCCGCAGGCGGCAGCCCGGCCTACGCGCGCAAGCAAGCGACCTGGACCTCCGGCACAGGCGGCGTGCTCACCGCGACCCAGGTCACGATCGACGTCGCCGCCGGCACCTACACCCACGCGGGCTTCTGGACCGCCGTGACGGGCGGCACCTTCGTCGACAAGGTCGCGATCACCTCGACCACGCTCGGCAGCCAGGGACAGATTTTGGTAACCCCGAGCTACGCGCAGAGCTGATGCGCGCAGACGCGCCACTGCCCAGCGTCGAGTACGCCGACGAGCCGGTCACCTTGTGGCGGCTCGACGCGCCGCTGCCCAGCGTCGACGAGATCCTCGGCGTACCCGAGGGCCTGGTGATCCCGGACGGGGTTGTCGCGAACCTCACCGGCAGCGGCCTGGCCCTCGCAGCCGTGACCGCGAAGCCTGGCCTGTTCCCGGAGTTCTCCGGAAGCGGCACGCTCGCCGCAGTGATCCGGATCAAGGCCGCCGTAACCGCGGCACTCACCGGCGCTGGCTCGGTGGATGCACCGGGCTCACTGCCCGCCCGGCTCACAGGCAGCGGCGCGGTGGCGGCGATCGCATACCCGGGCAGCGTGCGCGCAGCGAACCTCACAGGGAGCGGATCGCTATCCGCGACAGCACTTCCCATCGGCACCACGGGCGCGGCCCTCACGGGCTCGGGTGCGGCCGTCGGCGCCATCGCGGTACCCGTAACCTCGGCACTGTCCGGCACCGGCACGATGTCGGCGACCACCCTGGGTGGCATCCCTGTAGCTGCAGCCCTCACCGGCGCGGGCACAGCTGCAGCGACCACCTCTTTCCGGTACACGGCCGAGGCGAGCCTCACGGGATCCGGCGCGGTGGCGGTGGCGGTGCACACCTTCCCTGTAACGGCAGCCCTCACCGGCGCGGGTACGGCCGCAGCGACTGTCGCGCCGACGTTCGTACCGAGCGGCATGACGAAGTCCGGCACTCTGGCATGGACCACCTCGGCAACATGGGTAACCATCTCTTCCTGGACCGCGAACACCGGCACTTACCCTGGCAGCTCGGTGGACGGGTCGAACCGGCTTGTCGTGCAGGGCAGCAAGACCGGGGCGACGATCAGTGGGCAGGCTGCCTATACGGGCAGCAACTTCGCCAACCACCAGCTGCGCGTTGTCGACCAGAGCGGCAATGTCATCGGATCGCCCGGCACGGCGGTCGGCAGTGCGGGTAGCGCCACGGTGACAGTGGCGGTGACCGGCGTGGATCTCAGCGCTATCACCGCGATTGCCTTGCAGATGTCAGGCGCGTTCTCGGCGGGCACGATCTCGGCGGGCGCCACCACATTCCTGACCGTGACGTGAGGTCTATGTCTGCGGTGAAGGGCTCAGCGCGGGGGATTGCTTCGGCCTGATCAGCACGGCGCCCGCCACCACGAGCACGCCGATGCCGGCCATAGGCCAGAAGATCGCGCGCCGGAGCAGTGCCTCGTCGGCGCACTTGTCCGTCAGCTGCTCGGCGTACTTGCCGCCGAGCTTGGACGAGCCGTCCATCGGTTCGATCCGTAGTGCGCTGCCGCAGTCGACAGTGCGTGATGAGCCGAGCAGCCCGGGCTCGGAGAGCGTCAGCCCCCACAGCAAACCCGTTGCGGCGACGATGATCAGGACGACGCCGACGACTCCAGCGAATTTACGAACCGACATGCGCGCGATCCTTGCACGCTGCACCTCGGCTGTCTCTCGATCGATACAACAGCGCCCCGCCGGATAGCGATCCGGCGGGGCGTTTTTCGTCGTCGTCGCAGTGCTAGCGAAGCTGCTCGAGCGCGCGCCGAATATCTTCGAGCTCGACCTGATCTCGCCTGGCGTCGCGTGCCATCCGCTCGGCGATCTCCAGGGCGCGGCGGGCAGCGAGGCTGTACAGCGGTGGCGTCGCCGCAGACATCGCGTCGTTCACGTCGGCCTCGATGGCAGCCATCTCGGCACGTACGTCCCTCATAGCTTGCCCTCGATGCGGGCGTCGAGTACGAGCTTCTTTGCGTCGACTAGGACTCTCATCGCTGTGCGCTTGCATGCGCACGCGTCGAGGTCGCACCCCTTATGCCGCTGCCAGGCGCGGTGCGCGCCCGCGATACTGAACGCGCTGTCGGGCTTCTCGTGCGGGCGGTCCTCGGCCAGGATCTCTCTGTCGAGGAAGGCTTCGACGGCGACGATGTGCTGTGCGAGATCGTGCGAGATCATGCCTATGCTCCGAGCGCTGATCGTCCGATGCTCGTCTGCGCCCACCCGCGAGCCTGCCCGGTCATTCCCCAGACGCGCGGCCGTGCAGTGTTCCCGGCGACCATTCCGTTGGCGGCGAGATGACGCAGGTGCTCGCCGACCTGCGTGTGCGATACCCCCGTGCGCTCGGCGATCTGCGCGGCAGTGAGCGCGCCATCGTTGAGCGCGGAAAGCGTGCGGGCGTGGGCCTCGATCATTGTGTCCCCTGCTGGCGGTTGGCTTGGGTTTCACCGACGCCGGCGATTTATGGTCGAACCGGCGTCGGCGTTGGGAACAGCGTGCGCGCAGGAAAGTGCTGCAGCAGGTAGCCGCGCCCCACTTCACAGGTAGGGAGAATCTCCCTACCTGTGCGATCTCCATATCGCCACGCGCACAACGCGTTTATGCTGTGGAGAACCTCTTCGCGGAGGCATCGCCCCCGGCCGACGGGCCGGGGGTATCCGCGAGGCGGTCCACTCCGCGACGAAGGCAGGCAGCTATGCCGACCCCTGACGAAACCGTCGCTCGCGCGATAGGCGAGCGCATCCAAAACATTCGCACGCGCACCGGGAAGACACGCGAAGTCGTCGCCGGCCTCGTCGGCCGGTCCGAGGACTGGCTACGCGATGTCGAGAAAGGGCGCCTCAAGAACCCGCCCGCACTCGATGTCCTGCTGCGACTGGGGCAAGCTCTCGGCGTGCGCGACTTGACCGAGATCACCGGCGACCATGAGCTGCTAGTTGGCATCGCTCGCCGAGCTGGGCACCCAGTAGTGCCCGACATCCGTGAGGCGATCGAATCTGTCGACCTCTCCCCAGCGGCATCACCGATCGATGCCGTCGAGCTACGCGCACGCGTCGAACGCGCGTGGAGGCTGTGGCACACCTCGGCCACGCCCCGTGCAGACGCCGGCGCGATGCTGCCTCAACTGATCCGCGACGGTCGGCGAGCGGTCCGCACGCTCGACGGCGAGGAGCGGCGAGCCGCGGCCGCCGCGCTGTCTGGTGCGTACGCGCTGTCCGAGCAGGTGCTCGCGTGGGTCGCTGACGCGCCGCTGCTGTGGCTCGCGGCCGATCGGTGCATGTCATCCGCCGAAACCGCAGACGACCCGGTGACGCTGGCCTCTGCGAGCTGGGTACTCGGCAACGTCTGGCGCGCGACCGGCCGTGAGGATGACGCCTACCGTCTCGCGACCGACGCTGTAGCGCTGCTCGAACCGCGGCTCGACGGCGACCAGGAAGCGCAAGCCCTATGGGGTGCGTGCCACCTACACGGCGCGATCACCGCGGCGAAGATCGGCCGCGAGGGCGACGCGCTGCGCGGGATAGATCAGGCGATGGGCATGGCCCGCGCGCTGCCCGCCGGATCGGCACACCCGTGGACGCTGTTCGGCGTCGCCAACGCCGAGGTGTCCGCAGTCTCGGTACAGGTCGAACTGCGCAAGTCGGGCGGCGCACTGGATGCGGCGAGCATCGTCGACCCCGACGCGGTGCCGAGTGTTGATCGCCGGGCACGGCTGTGGCTGGAACTGTCCCGGGCCTATGCCCAGCAACGTGACTGGCTCGGAACACTGGGCGCGCTGCGCACCGCTACATCGGTGTCAGAGGAGTCGATGCGATCCCATCCGCTGGCGCGGTCACTGGCCGTCGAGTTGGTCACGCACGGCGGCCGGATCACCGAGCGCCAGTCGCGGGCCCTCGCCGGACAGCTCGGCGTGACGTGCTGATGCGATTCGCGAAAGCCCCGTAGCCTACAACTTGGCCTACACCAACCCCTGTTTTCCCAGCTCGATACCCCTTGAGCGTCCGCCTCACACGCGGAAGGTCGCTGGTTCGAAACCAGCTGGGACCACCCTAAAAGTGCAGGTCAGAGCCTTGTCGGCAATGGCCTGCACTTTTCGTGCAATATACGTGCAATAGCGTTCGGTACTAGGACGCTGAGGCGGGGCCGAATCGGGTCGCCAGGACCATGGGGATGCCTCGCGAATGAGTGATTCCGGTCACATGGCTCGCCGCCGCTGTCTGATGCGTCACTGGCTGGCACCTCAGTTGATCGGCCACATCGCCGCGTCGATGTCTTCGATCGCGATCCGGATCTGACCGCGGAATCTGTAGGCGGCAAGCGTGCCGTCAGCGATCATCCTTCGAATGGTGTCGGTACTGACGCCGGCTCGTTCGGCGGCAAATTTGATGGAGACATAGCGGCTCGGGTTCGGAGTCCGCTTGGCGCTACGCCGGGGCATGGCACGCCAACCCAACGTGGCCGCGAGTCTCATCGGGAACGTGGCATCCGCAGTAGTGCTCGCAGCAGATGGTGTAGCCGCAATATCTGTGGTCCGGGTTCTCGCTCACCGCACCTTGGATGCATGGGCCGACCGGTAGCTCTGGTCTCCCGACTGCCGCTGTGATGGAGGTTGAGGAAGGCCTCGAGAGGGGGCTGGCCGTAAGTTTCGATGACGAGAACGGTTCGTTGGTAGTCGTGGATCGCGAAATATCCAGTGTGTACATCGGGCACCTATCGGTGTATGCCCGATCAATGACTCTTCCCTCCTCTAGGAAACCTGATTGAGGAGGATTTCGCCAGCAACAGTCCGTAGACAGAGTGGAAGCGGGCGAGGTAGGACGCGACAACGAAACAGCCCATGCGAACCTCGCACAGGTGGTCGCAGGTTCAAATTCTGTCAGCCCGGCAGAGAAAACGCATCTGACCTGGACGGATTCATGCGGTCGTCGCAACACTCTCGACTGAGAGGTTGCGACGGCCGTGTCGTTTTCAGAGAACGTGAACACTTCGGTGACCAGCTGACCCGGCTCACCGATGCCGGAATACCGGTGAAAGGAGCCGCCGAATCGCTAGGGCTCGGCCGCGGCCGAGCCTGCGCGGTGCTACGTTCCGTCGGCCACCCGGTCGGTAAGCCTCGTGCCCAGCGGCCAGCGCCGGACTCGGCGGTGGTGGTGTCGGTGTGCGAGAAAACCGGCTCGGTAAGCCAGGCCGCGAAAGCGGTCGGCGTGTCACACTCAGTCGCTCGACGGCTCCTTGTCGCGGCTGGCCTGGTCGCCGCCGAGCGCGCGATTTGCGGGAAGCCGAGGCCAAACAACGGTTCCTGGAGCTGATCGGTACGGGCTGGTCGGCTTTGCGCGCGTCGCGGGAGGTCGGTGTCAACGTCCGGACAGCTCGTGACTTGGTGCTCGCCGATTGTTCGTACCGGGTCACGGTGCCGGTGCGGTAATCGACGACAGTGCCGTCAGGGTGGATCCGTCGCCCGTTGGTGTAGCGGATGCCATCACGCCTCTCTATTTTCAATCCCGAGGCGGGCTCAAACGTGAACTGGTGCAGGCACTTCGGTCCGGGAGGACGCGACGGAAGCCACACCTGTCCCCGGATCAGCGCAATCCGCGGTTCGTCATGATCAGTGACCGGCTCGCCGAGGCTACCGACCGGGCGTTGCCGGGCAGCTGGGAGGTGACCTGATCATGGGCGCAGTGGAAGCTAGCACTCCATGCCGACGAAAACAGATCGGGTCAGATCCGCGCCCCCTTTTCGAGATTGCACCGACGGCACAGGATTTGGAGGTTTCCGACGCTCGTAGCGCCACCTCGACTCAACGGGATGACGTGATCGAATTCGAGGTAGTGGGCATCACCGCACTGGCAACACCGACCGCCATCTCGTTGCCACACCTCGGATTTCACGTCCGGCGGTATCGATCGGGTATCGCGATGGCCAGGAGCGAGAACTAATCGCTTCGCGATCCGCAGCGCTCCCTCCAACACCGCTGCAACGTATTCGGGATCGGGGACCCCGTAGGTTCCACCACCTCGAGCGGTGGTCGCGGAGACGATGACGTTCCCGTACTCACTGGTGATCGAGACGATTTTCGACCACGGCAGCTCGGTACCAGCTCCGGCGCCGATGAAGCGGAGCTTCTTGCTGCTACCGATCAATCTGCCGCTGTTATGGCGTGGTCCGCTGGCCAAGTACTTGATCTGTGACGCGTTGACGTCGACGTACAGCGTCTCGTCCGCTTCCAAGTGCAGGTTCGATCGCTGTATGCGAGGGAGCTCGCCGGCGCGGACCTGTGTCAGCGATCGGCCTCTGAGCATGCGCTGACGGAGCTCGTCGACACGTCGTTGGGCGGCCCCCAGGTCAATCGCCGCCTGAAGATCGGCGACGGCACGCTCGAAGTCACCGAGCTCATCGGCTTCGATTTCGTCGTCGGCGAAGGCGAAAGCGACTACACGTTCCAAGTAGGCGATGGCGAGGGGGCGCAGAGCTTCTCGGCCGCTGGCTTCATGGATCCGTTCGAAACGCAGTGCGACCCACAGCTCTTCCCATCCGCTGTCGCGCGGTCCGGACTCTGTCAGCACCCGCCAAGCCTGGGATCGCCACGTTTCCATGAATCTGTTGACGTCGGACTCACACCACCGGCACGGTGGCGGGCTACCGAACCGCGGGATCCGCCGTTCTCTGCCGCAGCGCTCACACAATGCCGGATCCGACGGAATCAGTTGCCGGGTGTCGTCGGTCCAACCGGTGCCGTTCCACCAGCGCAGCTGACCTGAGCCCGCAAGCTCCGGATACCAGCCCGGTTCCATCCGCGCCGGGGATGGCTGGGGTGCCGCGCCGTTAGGTGCGGGAACAGGCGATCCTACTGGCGGCGGGTTCGCGGGCGGGTCGTCGACTTCCACACCGAATTCTTCGGCAAGACCACGCAGCCCGTTCGCCCATCCCTGGCCGACCGCCCGGAATTTCCACGTGCCGTTTCGTCGATAGAACTCGCCGAGCACGATCGCGGTGACAGCCTCGGGCTGGTCGACCTCGAACGAGATCAGTGCGTCGCTCCCGTCCTGGACTGTCAGCGTGAGGTCCCGGACGTCGCGGAACGATCCCTCGTCAACCGATGCCGAGACGACGATGCGGGATACCGCTGTTTCAACACTGGCGAGCGAGACCGTGAGAACGGCACGGCCAGCGCCGGATTCGGTCAGCGAGACCGCCCCTGACGGGTGGTCGGCCGCGTTGTAGAACACGAAATCGTCGTTCGTCCGGATCTTTCCGTTCTCGGCCAGGAGAAGCGCTTGCGGATCGACATCGCACTGCGATCCCCACGTCAGGGTCACCGCCACCGTCGATGCGGTGACCGCAGCATTTTCACCTCTGGAGAGCTTCACGCCGTGCACACCGCTCTTGCAGCGAATTCCGTTACGTACAACGCCTTCCTGGGGCGGATGTGGCACAACTCGGTCAACGGGCCCGCCGCGCTAATTCAGCAGTCGAACTCAGGAACGCAGGGCCTCCTGAGCGATGGTTGATGATCCTGCCCGCCGACGAGGAACAGACGGCGATACGCGTGCTCTACCGTCGCGTGAAGGTGCGACCCGTTTCATACGACCAGTACCCACGGACTGACGATGCCGGACATCTCGATCGGAGCAGGACATGCGCGAGACCACGCCGCACTGTTAGACCAACGGCAGCGAGTCGGAGTTGTCATGGCTCTGGGCAGCAACGGGATGCGCAGACTACGGAAGAAGCCCGTCGAGCGCGGCCTGATATTGCGGAATCAAGGTCTTGTCGATCGGGCTCGGCCCATCACGCTTGAAGCGCAGCACGATCGAGCCGTTCCTGTAAATCAGCGACGATTTCGACATGACGGTTGCGTACTTCTCCGCGGCCGCTTCGCCACCGAACTGATACACCGACACCGGATCAATCGCGATCATCTGTGAACACCCCAGATCAGCGCATCCAGCTACCTTGGTGCGGTCCGCGCGCCCCGTGGCGGGAAGGCCCGCAGCCTCCATCGCATCGACCACAGCAGCAGCGGTAGTGGCTGCGGGCGGGAGCGAGGATCTCACCACAGACGTCGCTGATGCCCAAGTGGATACCACCACCGTAGGAGTTACGAACACGCCGTCTTGACCGGCGCCACTGCATGCGCCCAACCCAGCCGCCAAAGCTGTGATGCATCCAGCAACAGCTACGCGCATCACAACTGTTCTCCTAGCATGGCCGGTCTTCTGAACGGTGCCCTGGTCGACGAATAGTACCGTTCTGCAGAGCATTCCGACCTTGTCGAACTCGGACTCGTCGGACTCCTCGCGGAGTGATGCGTGTGGTAGCACCGTTCGTTTCGTGACCCCGCGAGCACCCTCGCCCCTGTCTCGTTCCGTGTTCGTTCGGATCCGCCAGTACTTGTCGGGCCCTGTCGCTAATGTCACGCGGATGGACGCGGTGCAGGTACAGAAGAAGCTCGAGCTCTCTCCCGATGAGGACTTCATCCTCACCGCGTGGCAGTACCAGATGATGCAGCGCGACATCGCCGCGTCGAAGGGCAAGCACCTTCCGTCCAAACGCGAAATCCGTAACTCCTTTCGCGACAACGCCGTTGCGGCCATCGTGGCGCGCGACCAGGACGACTGGTCGCCCGCTGTCGCAGACGTGGTTCACCAGATCGCTGCGGATGGTGAGTCTCCGAATCTCGAGGCGCTCGAGTCCGCTGGGCCACAGATCTCCTCGGTCGTGGCGAGACGGTCACGGGCCTTGCTTCTGCTGATCGACCTGTATGGGTTCGAGCCGTGGGTGGAGGGCAAGTGGGACAAGGCCGTCCGCGCTGAAGCTCTCGCCGCCGCCCATCGGTCGATGGATCAACTCCATCCCGAAGACCTCCCGGCGGTGGAAAACGCCTACAAGGACGCGATCAAGAAACTGTCCAAGGCAAGTAACTGGACCAAATACGCGCTCCTGGCGGGTGCCGGCCTCGGACTCGGTGTCCTGACCGGCGGCCTCGCCGCACCAGCAATCGCTGGAGCGTACGGAGCGCTTGTTCTTGGCTATTCGGGCGCGGTGGCTACATCGGCGGGCCTGGCCGCGATCGGCGGCGGTTCCATCGCGGCCGGTGGTCTCGGCATGGCCGGTGGTGCCGCGCTGATTACCGGCTTCAGCGGCGCCGCGGGAGTTGGGGCAGTCACGCTTGCGGGTAAGGCTGCCGGGTTCACGGCTGCTCGCATCGCCGCCGACGCCATCCGACTCCACGTCGTGACCCAGCTCGTGCTGCGCGATGTCGACGGCAACGAAGAGGCCGCAAAGGCCGTCATCGTCAGTCTCCGCGAGCGCGTGACAAGCCTGGGCAAGACCGTCGTGGCTCTCGCCGAGCGAATCGAAATCCTTCGTGCGCAACTCGAGACAAAGCAAGCAGAGCTGAACGCCGAGCGCGATCAACGCCAGGCCGCCGAGGATCGTGTCGCTCGCTTCCGAATCGTCGCCGACCGGCTCAAGGAACGAGTCACCGGACCAGAGAATGATGAACTTCAAGCCTTGCTCGCCGAACTCGAGCAAGTCGAGGGGGAGAAGAAGACCGTGGAGACCCTTGCCGAGGGGGTATCGGTCCTCGCTGACGACCTCGAGGAAGCAGCGTGAGCGCAGCTGGCGGCAACTCCAACGAGCGGATCTCGCCGATCGATGACGACTACATCGCCAACTTGAATGCACTCACGCGCGACCTCGACGACATCGAATCGATTGCCGCATCAGCGCTTTCGGACAAGCCGATCGAACACGCGGCCACACAGCGCATCGTGGGCGCCTCGACCGGCCTCACCTATACCGAACTCACGGACCATCATCGGCAGCGTCGCGAAGTCGAGGGGTGGGGCGAGGCCGATATTGCCGATATCCTCGACCCGATCGCGCTGCGGCAACTCGATGGGTGGCGGGCGGCCCAACGGGTTCCGTGGGAACGTGGCGATCTGGTCGTCGTGGGTGTCTCCGGGCTCATCGGCGCACTCGGAAACCTCTACGACAACCAGGTAGACGCTGCAGTGCTCAGCGGCCTGTCCTTGTTGAAGAAGACCGACCTGTTGCGCCGGTGGGAGCGAGAGACTGCCCGACTGCCGATCGATTACACTGGTCCGAAATTCGGCGGTCCGGCACATCGCGTTCGGTCGGCCGGCCACGACATCGGCCGGTTCTTCGCCGCCCTCCATCAGATCCGCACGGGAACCTTCGAAGGCACGTGGTGGGAAGACGGACAGCGGATGTTCGCCCAAGAGACGGTAACTCGCTCCGGTCTACCGTTCGCACAAGCGCCCGAACGCCATCTCGCAGTCGCGCTTCTGTTGAAACACTGGGCGGCAGATTTTGTCACCCCGATGAACTTGCCGCTGCCGGGTTGGACACTTCTGAGCGAGATGACGAACCCCGCCTTGCGGAAATTCGCCAATGACGCTTACGCCGGGACGAACTCCGGCGACGGGTTGAATCTTCGCTCCGGAATGTTGACCCCGAGTCTAGGGATGCTCGCGACCGAGGTCGTCATCCGAACCCACACCCACCTCGGTGCATACCGTTCCACGGGCACGCCACGGCTAGCGACTTCCGCAGCGACCAAACACACAGAGATGCTGCTCGCCGCGCACGCCGCAGCCGGCGCGATCAGCCTGTCGAAGACCACCGCAGCCGCGATTGCTGGTGAAACCGTCGTCGCCGCTCGACATCTCAACATTCCGGTACTCATGCGGATCGGGATGCTCGCTTTGAAGGTCCGCTCCGACGCCGCGGCTCGTGCAGAAGCCGGAGCACCGTCGTGGGAACAGCTGCTCGCCGATGAAGCGGCGACTTGGACCCTGCCCGAGGCGCTCACCATCGCGGAACTACTGACGAACTCCGTCGGCCCATCGCCCGCCGACGAAGCGGTAGGTGGACGGTGACGCGGACTGGGAACGCCCGGCCCCTCCACAGCGTGCAGCTGATACAACTGAAACCCCGCACCGAGAAGGTCAGGGGTTCGATTCCCCTTAGCTCCACATATGTGCAGGTCAGGCCATATTTTTGGTCTGATTTGCGGCTATGTGGTCACCAGTAAGTCCCCACTAATTCAATTGACGAGTGTCCGGCGGGGTTCGAGTTCGGCAGCGTATTTCGAACGGATTCGCGAGCGGTCTGAATCCGCTATCCGGTCACCGCTCGGTTGAGGACATCGGCGGCGGCCTTGTGTGGGCGTCCACGTGCCATGTAGTGGCGTTGGGTCATCGCGGGGTCGACGTGGCCGAGGACATCGGCGGTGACACGGGCTGAGAGGCCGGCGTCGTCGAGGATGGTGGCCACGGCGTGGCGGAAACTGTGTGGGGTGATGTCCTCGGCGAACCCGAGGGCTTCGCGCACGCGTTGCCAGCCGTGTCCGACGTTTTGCGGGTCACGCAATGTCCCTACGGCTGAGGGGAATACCAGGTCCAGCACTTCGATTCCGGGGTCCGGCGGAGAAGCTGGTCGCCGGTTCGCCATGGCGGTTTTGCGGAGTTTGAGCATTTCCACCGCGAACTCGGGCAGTGCGATGGTGCCGGTCCGGTTCTTCGGGTCGTCTTTCTTGGTGACCCGGACCAGTCCTTTGCCTGCGATGCGGACGAGTTTTCCGGTGGGGCGCAGGGTGGCGGCGTCGAGGTCGATGTCGGTCCACAGCAGTGCGAGCATCTGGGAGCGGCGCAGGCCGGTGGCGGCGTAGAGGGTGATGACGTCGGCGAGGTCGGCGCTCTCGCAGTACGCAGCGACGGTGGGCGGGGTGTAGGCCTTGACGGGTGTGCCGCGTTCTCGTTCGGCTTTGGCGAGCTGTCGCGGGCACGGGGTCTGAGAGGTCCGGACGGCGGAGAGGATGAACCGCAGTTCGTCGGTGGTGAGGTCGCCGGCGCCGCCGGTGCGGCCTTTGGCTTCGATATTTTTCGGCATCTGGACTTCGCGGACGGGGTTGACTTCGAGGGGGCTGGTGCGGACGGCGTAGCGGAACATCCCGGAGAGCACGATGCGCCCTGTGCGCATGTTCGAAGGGCCCCTGGCTTTTCCGACCTCGGTGAGGAAGGTTTCGACCGCGGAGGTGGTGACTTCGAACAGGCGCCGGTCACCGAAGGCGGTGTTGAACATTTTGGCGACTTCGTCGTAGCGGGCGATGGTGTTTGTGGTGCGGTCTTGTGCGATGAGGCTCGCGCGGTAGCGGACCCAGAGTTCGCGCACGGTCATGGATGTGGACAGTTCGCCGCCGAGGCCGACGGTGATGACGGCTGCGGCTGCCATGACGGCGTCGAGGGCTCGTTGGCCGGTGCGGTCGGGGATCGGGCGGTGTCGGGCGTCGAGCTTGGTCGGGGAGACACGCATGAGCTCGCGTCGTTTTCCGGAGGAGTCGCGGACCCGGACGCGGGCTTTCCAGTGCCCGGGAGCGAGTTCGGTGAGCAT